AGTGCAGGCAGAAGCTGCTGACCGGAGACGGGACACTGGTGGGTATTGCCAAGGCACTGCCGATCATCGAAAGCATGTATACGTCGGTCTCGGCCGTAGCCAAGATCACCGACGCCCTGCCTTACGGCGAGGCTCCATTCTGTATTCAGATGCTGCTACTCTCCGGCTGGCTGGACGAGAACAGTGGCCGCAATGAGTTCCTGACGACCGCTGCCATTTACCTGAAGACACGGGACGGCGCCTCGGTCAAGAAGGAAGACCTGGAGGAGATGAACGAACGCTTGGCCGCTCCCATCTCGCAGCGCGAGATTGACGGGATTTTTTCTTCTGTTTCTGCCAAGGACTACCAGCTCTTTGGACGATGCAAGAAGGAGCCCTGTGCGTCGGTGTGTGACAAGAAGCTTTGCAAGCTGCGGAAATATGGGGTTGGTAAGCAGAAAGGAAACGTGGTCTCGAACATCGAGTTCGGCAAGATTATCCGCATGTTGGCGGAAACGCCCTACTACCTGTGGGAAGCCAGATTGTCGGGTACTGAGGAGTACAAGCTCCTGCGTATCGATGGGGCCGACAACCTGCTCAACCAGAAGACTGTCCAGAAGGCATGCATCGACACCCTGGGGCAGCTCTCGGTTTCGGTCACCCAGGCTCGCTGGGAAGAAACCGTCAATGAGTGCTTGGCGATGCTAGAAGAGCGCGAGGTTCCGAAGGCCACCGACACCACCGAAATGCAGGCTCTGCGCGAGCTGTTCCTGCGGTACTTGACCCATCGGCAGGCTCAGAACAAGCAGCCCTACACCGTCAATGTCAAGCAGGTCTACCATGCGGACGGTGCCTATTACTTCAAGACCGATGGTTTCCAGGATTATCTGCGGACCATGAAATTTGTGCTGGGGCGTACAAATCTGCGCGAGCAGCTCGTGCTCTACGGATGCACCGAAGGCGAAATCAAATACACGACCGCAAGCGGTGTCGAGAAGACCATCCCATGCTGGAAGAAAGTAGACGATCCAGAATTGCTGGCGCTCGATACCTTCTACGACGACATCATGGAAGCCGATGCCGAAGTGCTGGCCAGTAACAAGCTGAACAAGGAAGACCGCGGAAATTCTGATGGTGACGACACCAGATTTTAGTAGCAAATAGGCGCCCTGTTGCCTGATGGGCGCAAAGGAGCCCCAAGTGGAAGTAATCGACTATATCGATCTTACTGTCATCGATCCCGAGCACGTCACCAAAGCCGTGCTCGAATACATCGATAGCCGGAAGGACATCATCAATACCCTGGACGTGCAGATCCGTGTGTCGATTTGCAAAGAGCAGCCGACTGTGCGGGCTGGTCGTAACGAACGTGCTCAGGCACTGGCCCAGCTTGTCGCCATGACCGGCGTAAAGACCTGGGAAGAAGGCCAGTACAAGTTTGATTTCAGCACCAACAGCTATGTCGAGATCGTGCGTAACCAGCCGCGTCCCATACACATCACTGCCGGCGAGGCCGTAGCACTTTACCAGCGCTTGGTGCGCAAGCAATCCAACGACGATTGGCCGTCGTTTTACGCCAACATGAAGAAAAGGAACGGCTCGGAGTTCCTGAAGGAGTTCGTATGAAAAACGCAGCGTATGTTTGGGAAATGGCTTGCTCGGAAGAAATTGGTACGGATGGTGATGGAAATCCCGTTCGCAAGTTGACCCGTTTCGGTGCCGTTGTTGAGGCCGCCGGTGTCCATCCTTATGCCTACGATGTTGGTGGAAATATGCCGAAGGACAACCTGGAGAAGCTGAAGCACCGCTACCCGCGTGTACAAGAAAACCGAGCCGAAGTGGTGGAATTTCTACGGTTATGGGCAGACAGCATTGAGGCTGGGGAATGACAAGCGCTGGACCTCCACCCATGCCAAATCCGCAAAAATGCGGACATGTTGGCGCACATGCCACGCACAAGTTCATGTTTGGCGGCATAGAGGTGGAAGCCACCAAATGCACACACTGTGGACAAAGAGCATACCGCACAGCCGGCTATCGGTGGACGAGCGATCTGCGAGAATTCCTTGGAGATGATAAATGAGTAATAGAAAATTACAGGTAGTACAGCTCGGAACCAATGCGTTTGCGGTTGCGGACGAGCACAGCATGTCACTGATGACGGTTGCCGCCGAGCAGAATTCGTTGACAGGAGAAGAAGTCCATTTTGGTGCATTTTACAGTGAGAGAGACGCCAAACTGTTTTGCCTGATTGACGAGCTTGTTGAGGCTGTGACTGCCGCGAGCAGCAGGTATCCAGATCATCGTCTGATCATGCTCGCTCACAAGATAAAGGAGATAGGTGATTGAAGCCCTACGACGCCAGATTCAATACCGACGATGTGGTGGTCTACCTTGCCGCTGCTGGTGCAGGCAAGACTCACGCCATGATGGAAGAGATGGCGGAACTCCTGTCGGTATACCGGCCAGACGAAATTGCCTTTGTCACCTTCACCCGGAAGGGTGTGCACAACGGTATCGACCGCGCTATCAAGGCCAACCCGCATTTGACACCCGACGATCTGCCGTATTTCCAGACCCTGCACCGGCTGTGCTTTCACGAGTCCGGGCTAAAACACAAGAACATCATAGAACGGCGCGACATCGAGCGCTTCAACAAGCTCCTGGGCTTCCACGTGAATCTGGCCTCGACCTTCGACAACCAGACCGACGACGACAAGATGCTGCAGCGCTACGATGCCATCCGGAGTGGCGGCGATAAGGGCGTCTTCATTCACTCGACCTACGACGAGGAGCACTACGACCGGCTGGTCAGTGCCTACGAAGCCTTCAAGCAGCAGAACGATCTTGTGGATTTTTACGACTGCTTGGTTAGGTTCAAGGAACGCAACAAGCCAGTGGGCGTGAAGGTGTTTCTCATCGACGAAGCCCAGGACTTGACCAAGATGCACTGGGAGGTCGTGGAGATCGCTTCCCGGAACGCTGAAAAGATCCGCATAGCCGGGGACGATTTTCAATCGTTGTTCTCGTATTCCGGGGCGTCACCAGAGACCTTGATCCACCTCGCAGGCAAGCACAAGACCGTCAAGCTCGAACTCTCGTACCGGCTGCCGCGTGCGGTCTACCGGTTCGCCAAGGGTATCACCGCGCTCATCCAGAACAAGGTCGACAAGGATTACGCGCCCGCCAAAGACATCGAGGGCTTTGTCAAGACGATCCCTGATCGCGGCATACTTGCGCGCATCGTCAGGAAAGACCTCGACGAGAACGGGTGCTTGCCAAATCGCTGGTACTTTTTGTTCCGCGCCAACCACTTCATTGCCGGCGTCGCAGAAACCCTGGAAGCCTTCACGGTACCATATCACACTACCAAGGGCTTCGTAATCCCGGAGCGAGACATTGCGAAGATCAAGCGCTTCTACGCCTATCGCCGCGAAGGATTCGGCACCAAGGATACTCGCCAGCACTTCATGGACGCCAACGGGATCAAGGACATCAACGACGACTTCACCGAAAGCGAGTTGATCCCGTCCACGCGGCGCTATGTCTATTATGACTACGTGCAGAAGTTCGGCATTGAAGAAATCGAGAGGATGTCAAAAGCTCCGCCTTTTCTTCTGCTTGCCACTACCTACAAAGTCAAGGGCGGTGAGTGCGATTTCTGTTCAGTATTCATGGACTCCACGCGACTGGTCAGCGAGAACACCATGCTCGATTTGGACAGCGAGCTGCGCGTGCTTTACGTGGCCTGCAGCCGGCCAAAGATTGGGCTGTACCTGATACCGAGCGAAGGTAAATATGGCATGGACAACGTGATCGAGCTTGTCCGCGACATGATCGAGGAGGAATAGCGTGGCTTTCAAGTTCGCCAATAACCGAGCATATAAACATTCAAGGAGATCAAATATGCGTAATATCAATGTGCACTGTGCTGCGCCAATCGGCAACAATGTCGTGGAAAAGACGACCATCAACATCTACGATAGCTTCAATATCCCGGATGGCGCGAGCCTTTTCGAGCATGACGAAGCTTTCGAGCGTGACGCACAGCTGCTGTTCGACGCACTGCGCACCAGCCTTCCCGGCGGCACGCTCGACCGTCTGATGTGCAAGCTCATGTATAACCGGGCCAGCCATTTCAAGGTGCTGTTATGAGCAAAGTATGCACAAAATGCGGCCAAGGCAGTGAATTCACCATAGACAAAGACGACAAAATGCCTGTGTGTGACACCTGCATAACAAAGATGCTCGAAAGCGGCGAAGCGTACAAATGTGATGCTTGTGGTGGTGTGTTCTTGCGCGGCTGGTCTGATGAGGAAGCGCAAGCCGAGGCAATGGAAAACTTTGGAACTTTTGACGCCAAAAACATGGATGTCATTTGTGATGACTGTTACCACGTTATGCTTAACCGTGGCTCTGGCGAAGCGGAGTGTGCGCAATGAAACTGTCAAACAAAGACCGCGAGCAAATACGTCTTATGGCTGGTAGCATTGCCGCTGGTTTTGCACAACAGCGACGGCCCGAAGACATTTCACCATCTGAGTTTATTCTTATAGGCACGGTGTCGGCGAAAATTGCCATTGAAACCATGCTCACCGTCGATACGATGGTAGCCGACATAAACGGGGAAAAGCAATGACATCCCGCGACGTAGAGCAAGCCATTACCGGCTACAATGGGCCATTCCCATGGCGACGATACCTCGTAGTGCCAAATATTAGTTGGGGACTGGACTTGCATGAGTGCGATCTATTGGCGTTAAGCTCATCAAACATGGCACATGAGATAGAGATCAAGATCAGCAGAGCCGACATGCGGGCTGACCTTGATAAAAAGCATCAGCACAACAGCATAAAAATACGCTGCCTATGGTACGCTGGACCAGAAATTCTGAAAGAGACATTCGAGGAACTGTGCCCTAAAAACGCAGGCATAATATTGGTGCGCGAGAACGAGTCACTAAACCACGCATACGTACACCGAAAAGCAAAGCCGAATAATGCACGCAAGTTCACCATTGAGGAGCGCCTGAAAATGGCAGAACTCGGCACTATGCGATACTGGAGTAGAAGAACATGAAATACTACGGCCTCGACACCGAAACACACGACCCTCTCCTTAACGACCAAGGCACATCCTGGATCTTTGGGCAGGGCGAAGTCCTAGTAACTGGCATCTACGATGCACAAAAGCAGAAGAAAAAATCCATTGACGGGAATGGCGGCGAGGCCACCCGAGGGATGCTTTTTTCTTCTGATACGGCGATTGTCGGTGCGAAGATCAGCTACGATTTGGAGTGGCTGTGCGCGGAGCTGGGTATTGAGCCAAGGTATACCACGTGCATGCTCATCGACGTAGCCATTGCTGAGAGCCTCATCGACGAGTACCAGCCCTTCAGCCTGGATGCATTGGCCTGGAAGTACCTGCGCGAGCGCAAGGGCCACGAGAAACTGGCAGCCATTGTGGCCGCGTATGGCTGGAAGGGTGACTTCCGGAAATACCTCAAGAAATTGTGGTACGGTGAGACTCCGGATGGCCGCGAGTACAAGGCCGAGATCCGCGAGTACGTTATCTCAGACGCCGACCAGCCCGTCCGCATTTGGGAGAAGCAGCGGCCGATCCTGGAAGAGCAGGGCCTGTTGCCTGCCTTCGAGATGAATATGAAAATGGTGCGCATTACCTCGCAGATGAAGTATCACGGAATCCGCATTGACCACGACAAGTGGCTGGAGAACTGCCGCATCTGCAAAGAGGCTTACGACAAGCTCAACGGCGAATTCGTGGCCAAGTACGGTGCCGTGAATTTCCGGTCTGGCAAGCAGATGGCCGAACTGTTCGACGAACACGATGTACCCTACAAGTACAAAATTGTCTTCAAGGGCTGGGCGCCGGATGGCCGCAAGTTCACCAAGGGCGACTGGTTCCAGGGTGATGATGTTTGGGATCAGCGCAAGCGCCTGAAGGAAAGTTTTCCCAACGTTCGCGTCGCCAAGGGCAAGATCATCTTGATGGTACCCAAGCAATACGCGGAGCGCACCGTGCATCAGGCCCAGAACATGGGCTACCAAGTGACCTGCAATCCCTCAATCAACAAGTTCACCTTCAACGCCACGAAGGCCACCTATCCGCTGGTCGCCGAGATCGTCGAGCTGAAGCAGGTTTCCAACATTATCGACAAATTCCTTGGCCCGAAATTTGAACGATTCCTGGTGCTCGACAAGAACGGTGACTGGAGAATCCACGCGACATTTGACCCCGTGGGTGCGCGCCAGACCTCACGCCTGTCTTCCTCGAAACCGAATTTGCAGAACATTCCGTCCAAGACCAAGCTGTTCGAGAAGACCGACCATGAAGTCAACCTCGCCAAGATGTGCCGTGAAGTATTCGTGCCCGACCGCGGGCAGATGTTTGTCAAGCTCGACTTCTCGGGCCAGGAGAACGTTTTGCAGGCCCATTTCGCGGTCGGCGCCAACGGTGAGCGCATCCGCCAGATGTACAGGGACAACCCCAGACTGGACGAGCACCAGTTCGTCGCCACACGGTCGGGTCTGGAAGAGCAGCACGGCAAATCGGTCGGCCGCAAGTACGCCAAGAATGTGCGCTTCGGGCTGGCTTACGGCATGCAGATCGCCACGATGTGCGAGCAGTTCGGCTGGGAGAAGGATTTTGCCGAGCCACTGATCGCTGCCGTCAAGGACGCATCACCCTGGGTGCCCGAGACCATGGAAGCCATTCAGGACATGCTGCTTGGCAGGGGCCGGTACCAGGGCCGCCAGCGGCGCTACATCAAGACTATCATGGGCCGGCGCACGCACTTGCGCGAAGGCATGGACCGCGACGCCTACAAGTTCTACAACTATCTGATCCAAGGCAGCGCAGCCGACATGATGAAGATGGCGCTCATCAAATACGCGGAGTCCGATGCGGCGAAGATTGTGACCCTGTTACTCACCGTCCACGACGAAGGCGGGTTCTCGGTGCCCATGACCCCTGAAGGCATTGCTGCCGTGCTTCTCATCCAGATTTTTTTCTGCTCTGCGGTCAAGCTCGAAATTCCGATCAATGCAGATCCGGAAGCTGGCATTAACTGGGCGGATGTGGATGGGCAGCACAAGGGCGAGGACGGGCTGTTCGACGAGTCGGTGCCTAACATGCTGCTCCGGGTGATCGAAGAAATTAAGTCGGGCAAGGTGGATATAGTTGACAAGACCGCACTTTCATGCGAAGATGATGACGATGACGACGACATCGACTTCGACGCCCTGGGCGAAGAGGACGATGACGAGGAGGATGAGGAATGAAATTGACATGCCCGATTCACAAGCGCGGCACTTTGCAGACTGGCGGTGCATTATCAGGTAAAATGTTCGCGTCGTGCGGATGCATCGTAACATGGGAAGGTGACAAAGTAGGTTGGGTAACACCACCCAGCCGCCTTGGTCTGGGAACAGGCAAGGTACCGGTCACACCAAAACCAGAGTCACATGTCGAAGGTGCGGCAATTAACGTCGGACAAAATTACGAACTCGGCGATGATGTCAAGAACGATCACGTGAATCACCCCCATCACTATCAGGACGGTCCTGCTTGCGAACACTGTGGAAAGCCAGTCGAATGCATCGTCATTACACGCCGGCACAATTTCAACATTGGTAATGCCATAAAGTATTTGTGGCGTGCCGGTAAGAAAGACCCGGCCAAGCACATCGAAGACCTGCAGAAAGCCGCGTGGTACATCAATGACGAGATCAAGCGGCTGCAGGCCGAACAAGGAGTAGAGCATGAAGATCGTTGAACAAAGCTACCAAATTGAGTGGATGACCGAGCAGCCCTATTTGGCCATCGAGCGTATCGGGCGGACCTGCTACAAGTCCGAAGATAAGATTACCGCAGACAGTGCCATAAAGTTTGTCGAAATGCTTGTCAAGCGCGGGCATCTTGCGATGATCGAGCACGCCAGCCTATCTGTGCGCTTCGTCACCGACCGGGGCGTGTCTCATGAACTGGTGCGCCACCGCATTGCCAGTTTCGCCCAGGAGTCCACCCGGTATGTGAACTACGGCAACGCAGGCGAGTGCACGTTTGTGCGACCGATCTGGCATGGCCAAAGTGATGCACCAGATGCGCTGTGGCTTATAGCCTGTCAAGACAGCGAGTCGTCATATCTTCGATTGCTTCAGCTTGGCCAGACTCCCCAGCAAGCCCGCCAAGTGCTCAACAACAGCACCAAGACCGAAATCATCATAACCGCGAACTTCCGTGAGTGGCGTCACTTCCTGAAGCTGCGCGCCGTCGAGAAAGCAGCGCATCCGCAAATGCGCGCACTCACCATTCCACTGTACCAGGAGTTGCGGCGCAACATGCCAGAGATTTTCGACATGGGAGAAGTAGAACAATGCCAATAATGAAGTACCGTGAAATAAAGATCAGGATGGCCGGCCTTGCGTTGATCAAGCAGATCAATGCCATCATCAAGGAGTACGGTGACGCTGGCTACTCACTTACCCTGCGGCAGGTCTACTATCAGCTCGTCGCTCGTGGAATTATCCCAAACAATGAGCGCAGCTACAAAAACATCGGCGAGCTGATTTCCAACGGCCGCCTGACTGGCCGCATCGACTGGTACGCCATAGAGGACCGGACCCGGTACATTCGGAGTCTGCCGCACTGGAACACCCCGGGCGACATCATTTCCGCAGCTGCCAACCAATACCGCATCGACCTTTGGGAAGACCAGCCCAACTACGTGGAGGTCTGGGTCGAAAAAGACGCCTTGATCGGTGTCATCGAGCAAGTCGCCCAGCGTCACGATGTTTCGTGCTTCAGCTGCCGAGGCTACACCAGCCAGTCCGAAATGTGGCACGCAGCCCAGCGCCTGCTCGAAAAGTCGAAGGGCTGCCGGCGCCCGGTTACCATCATCCACCTGGGTGACCATGACCCCTCGGGCATCGACATGACCCGCGACATCGAGGAGCGGCTGGTCGAATTCACCCATGGTGAGCTGGGCCTCACCATCGACCGCATCGCTTTGAACATGGAGCAGGTCGAGGAGTACCAGCCGCCTCCCAATCCAGCCAAGATCACCGACTCCAGAGCCGAAGCCTACATCCGCATCCACGGCGAGTCGTCCTGGGAGCTTGACGCCCTGAACCCCAAGATCCTCGACGACCTGATTGAGCAGAGGATCGTCGAATTGGTCGACCAAGACCTCATGGATGCGGCATTGGAGCGGCAAGCAGAAGAAAAAGCCACCCTCCAACACGCGGAAGAGTTCGTGCGGAAGCCCGAGCTTTGGCAGCGTGTGCCCGTCATCGAGAACGACTACTCGAAGCAACCCGGATTGTTCGACGAAGACGATAGGAGTAACATATGAAGCTTGAAGCCATTGAACTGACTGAAGAACAGATTGCAGCGCTACGGAATCTGCGCGGGTGCTCGTGCCACATAAATCCACCGTGCTCAAGCTGCGTTGACCCCATTACCGAAGACGAGGCAGCCCAGCTTGGGATTGAGTTCGACGAAGAAGACAGGGGGCGGGTATGAGGGTAGTGCCCGGTCTGGTAGAAGGACCGTTTGCCGACGAAACGGAGTTCAAGGGCGCTGTCGTCAAGCGCCTTTCCGCCCTGGGCGAGGCATCTTTTTTCTGCATCGAAACGGAGGAGACTATCCCTGGTTTTCCTGACGTATTAAAGTTACCACTTGACAGGTACCAGACCAACGCCACAATGATAGAATTTAAGTGCTCGGATGCCAGCGGCAAGATAGCGTTCAAGAAGTCTCAGCCGCTGTTTTACCGCCAGAACTACAAGAAGCACTGGATACTGATATTGGCTTGGGATAAGCGTACCAGTCAGTCCATCTGCTTTACTGCGGAAGAAATACTCAAGTACAAGAGTCTTTCGATCCGTCTGCCCAGGCATGTCGATTACGCAATGAAGCCGGAGGAAATATGAGCAAACGCTACCGCGAGCTGTGGCCCGACCAGGAGCGTGCGAAGTGGGCGGTCAAGAACGCCGTGCGGCGCGGCAAGCTCATCAAACCATGCGTATGTGAGAAGTGCGGTAAACGCTTTGCCAAGCGCATGATCGAGGCCCACCACTGGTCATATTTGCGTGAACACTGGACGGATGTGGTATGGCTTTGCCGGTGGTGTCACAACAAGTTGCACAACAAGCTTGGGCCAAGCTGGAAAGAGCCGGCGGTAAAGCCAGTTTTTGCAAAGCCACAGCCGGTTGAGAAGTTTGAACCGTCCGCAGCAGTTGCAGCAATGCCGGATATTTATTGAGGAGCAGCGATGAAGTACCTGATCGTGCCAACACAGAATTTCAGCGGTGCGCTGAAAGGTAAGAAAGAGCCCGTTTTTGGTGATTTGCCTTCTGTCGTGCATAAGTTCCTGAAGTACTTCAGCGGCAAAGTATTCGCGGTACTCGACGAGAGTTCATGGATCAAGACCACCCAGGCCATGACCGAGGACAAGAAGAGCCAGCGCTGCCGGATGATCAAGCTGCTCGAACGCTACACGCATTCTCGGGCTATCCTCACCGGTACGCTCAAGTCCAAGTCTCCGATGAATATGATCGACCAGTACCAATTCCTGTCGCGTGAGTTTTTCCCTGAAAGCCCCTACGCCTTTGCGGAGCGCTACTGTGTCATGACCAACCTCCGAACTGCGCGCGGTCGGCGCGTCATCATCAGCCAGAAGGACTACACAGCCATACGGAAGCGGATGGTCAACGCTTACCGGTTTGGTGGCGATCCACAGCTCGAAGCCTCACGTGTAAGAATCACGAATGAATTCGGCATCAATGAAGAAAAGCTCGACCACATCATGGTGCACAAGACTTACACGCCGTTCCTGCATCAGGATGAACTGATGCGCCGCGTAGCTCATGTGACGATGACCGTTGAACGCGAAGACGTGTTTGACATCAGAAAGGACAAGTACATCTACGAGCCAATCAAACGCCCGGTCACCATCGGCAAAGCCGCGAAGAAGCTCGCCAACGAACTGATTGAGCTTGGCTTCACCGACCAGCTCGTCCTCGGCAAAGCACCAGCTCTGGAGCTGGTGGTCAGGCTGCAAGATATCTGCAACGGCTTTGAGCCCATAAAGGATGAGGAGACTGGCACGGTCACCTACCGCCCGCTATCCGAGAATCCCAAGCTCGACGAACTGGAAGAGTTACTCGAAGAAATCGACACCGACAAGAATCAGGTCGTGGTGTGGTGCTCGCGCACCAATGCCTTCGACTCAATCAGCGAACGCCTGGATAAGATGGGCGTCTCGCATGTCCGGTACTCCGGATCGGAAAGCAAGTTGGCGAAAGAGGTATCTGAGCGCCTATTTGCCAGCGGCGAGGCACGCGTGTTTCTGGCAAATCAGGCCAGCGCAGGCTATGGGCTCAACTGCTTGCGTGACGCGAACTACATGGTGTGGTATGTTTGTGGGGCTTCGGTCGAGCACCACCATCAGGCACAGCACCGGCTGCTTCGTGGTCAAAGTAAGACACCGAAGTTCGCCTACCAGATATACGTGCAAAAATCAGTCGAGGAGCGCAACATCATGGCCTTGAACGTCGGCCAGGAGCTGCTTGCTTCGTCTAATACCAAGGACGTTTTTCGTTTCGAATGATAGTAGCAAAGCAGGTACTCATTGCCTGATTGCTTGAGGAGATCACTGTGAAGCAACTTCGTGGATACCAGCGACAGGCATTTGCCCGTTTTTCCGATTCGCTTTTCTTCTGTCTCAATTTTGCCTGTGGACTCGGCAAGACACTGACCGCATCGTTCATCGCACAGCACCGCAAAATGCCGACTATGGTAATTGCGCCGAACTCATTGTGCGAGCAGTGGCGCGATGAATTGATTGAGATGGGTGTAGATCCTGCCGACATTTTCATCGCGTCGGCTCCCGAAGAACACCGTAACCCCGAGGCATACTCTCGGAAATTTGCAGCGTGGCTGGAGAGGTAATATGGCAATCGAAGTCAAGAAATACAAAAACACCGGCCTCGAATATATACAGGGCAGCACCAAGGTGCTGTTCCGCCAGGGAGGCGTAATCGCCAAGGTCCAGGATTTCATTGACTGGGACCGGAAAGGCATCGTCATGCAGCAGGTTTTGGGGCTTGCCAACAGCCCGGAATTCTCCGGCTTTGATTTTGACCACGCCGCCAAGACCGGCGCTCTACAGCGTAAGGGCAAGCCTGTGCCCGCGGATGTGGAGATCAGCAGCCCACCGATTCCCGCTGCGCGTCCTCCGCTTCGCAACACGGCGCCCAGCATGACCAAGATACTGGCCGGTGTCGCCGAGGAGGAGCCCGAGGCTGGCCCAATGCCGGAGCCTGTCACGGCCGAAGAGCCAGCAGTACCGGCTGCAGCACAGCCACCCCAGGACAAACCCGCCGAAAGGGCTCCGGAGGAGCAGAAGAAAAAGGCGGTACACACGGTCCATAGCTCACCGCTGATGATGCTCGCCGTCATCGTCATCGTCGGCCTTGGCTCCCTGGTGATGAGCGCCTACCACATCACGACCTACATGCACGACGGCGGACGTGCCTGGGCGATTGCCGTCACCACCGGCCTCATCATGACTCTTTTTTCTGCTATCGCCTTCACTGCTGCGCGGCACTTTTGGATGACCGGCAAGGGGCCAAACCGAGCGCTCGCTGGAGCCTTCGTGCTGTTTGGCGTCATCGTGATCGCCTTCGCCATGTTCGCCACCATCAAGGTCAACTACGACCAGTTCAAGAGCGGCGAAGAAGTCAAGATCGAGGCAGTCGTCAGCAAGTCGAGCGCCGTCAAAGCCGCTACGGCCAAGGAAGAACTGGCTGCTTCGGAGTCGGCGCGGCTGCTCAAGGTCATCGAGGAGAACAACGCACTGGTCGCCAAGTACCGCCCGCTCTACGATGCCGAAACCTCCCTCGGCAAGGAGGGTAACCAAAGCCTCCGCTGGCAGTACTACAATACCTACACCAAGGCCGCCAAAGCCGCCGAAGCCGCCACCAAGGAACGCGCACCGTATCTGGCAGTGATCATGAACACTGATGGAGGTGCGGCAACCGTTGAGGAGAAAGTCATCCAGGAAGCCCGGGAGGCCACGGTTTACGGCATGTTTGCCAAGCTGTTTGGGATCGCCGAGGATCTTTTGAAGTTCATCGTGTACGTCATACCGGCGGTTTTCTACGACCTGATGAGCCCGTTTGCACTGACTGTGGGCATGATGTTATACGAAGAAAGAAAGCATGAGGAGGAAGAGAATGCGTAAAACAATTCGTGGCATCGTGGTCGTGATGTCGGCGCTGCTGGTGGCTGTATTGACTGTGGCCGCTGCGGTGTTCATCAAATACGACTACAACTTTTCGGAATGGAGCGCTTGTGAGCGTGCTGGAACCGTATTTGCGGTGGCCGTACTCGCCATAGTTGCAGCAGGCGTTGCAGCGTCGCTGACCGAAAGTTCGGAGGACGGTGATGACAATGAGTGAAAAGATGCTTACCCTCGAAGAAGCTTTGCTCGAACTTGGCGCTCCAACAGGAAGTCCAGGATCGCTGATTACTGGTCTTTGGAAGCTGGCCCGCCAAGGTATGGCCCAAAAAGTTGATGAAGCTGGCTATCTTGCCTGGTTGAAAGTCCACATGTACCCACAATCAGACGAAGGTTACCGTGAACTTTGGGGGTGTGCCCAGGCCGCCCTGCTCGCCGACCCACTGGTGCTCGACCTGCGCGGGGTGGAGTGGCCGACCGTTGCTGATAGAATTGTTCCGGTGTTCCGCAATGATCTCACATACGTCAGCGAGCTGCAGACCATTTACCGACCCACTACGGCCTGGAGGCCGAAGTACGGCGATGATGTACTGATCGGTTGGGAGAACGGCAACGTGACACATTTTGTCTGGTGCGAAGGATCGAGTGAGCCGACAGAAGGCGTATTATTTATTGCTGCCGCTCGTTCCATGGAAGAGCGCAAGTGGACCAAGGAACAATTCCTGGCCCGTGGTGAATGCTGGGTGGTGGAGTGATGAATGACGCCGCACTGTTACCCACATCCTTTTCCGCAGACCTGAGCCTTGCACCGGACTGGCAGCGCATGGCTCCTGGCTGGGACGAGGTTCCCGAAACCGGCGAAGGCTACTGGCCAGAGCGCAGCAAAACAGCCCGGGAACAGGAAGCAAAAAAGAAGCTGCGCGCCGTAATCGGCCGCTTTTTCTTCTGCCTTACCGGCGTCTGGTTGGCGAGCATTTACAGTCAGATGTGCACCGGCGGCACTCCACTGCCGGCGAAATACGGGCAAGACCTGTATTTGCGGCAGCTTGCCGACGACCACTTCACAACCGAAGAAATCGTCGAGATACTGAAGAGCTACGTTGGTAGTGGGGAGGATTGAATGAACAAGATCAAAGCGTTGATCGGTGTTGGTCTGGTGTGGGCGGGCTATTGGTTGCTGGTTGCCGTGGGTGTGGTGTTCGGTGCCGTCGTGCTGGTGAGCGTCCTTATGATGTTCGTAACGACCTTCAACGAGATCGCGGCCCTGGAAGTACCGGCCCAGGTCTACCAGATAATGACGGTCATCACCTTTATTGCCGCCTTGGCAGCTTTATCGGTGGTGACCGCCATTAGCCTATACCGGCAGGGCCGGGTCAGGGAGTCGCTACGAAACGGGCCTCAAACTGGACCGTCTGGCCAGCAACCGCCGGAGCGTCAACCTGCAGAACCACGGTCGCCTGATCGCTGACCAGTACGTTGTTCTTGTACCAGCCGACGAAGTTGAACCCGGTGGTGGTCACTGCCTGGAAAATGACTTCGGTGCCGTCATTGACGGTGAAGTCATTGGGAGTACCAACGCAGCCAGCCGCAGCAGCGGGCGCCGGCGTGACTTCCACGGCGAAATGCACGGGGTTGGGCGCATCGACGACAATGGAGTCGACGTTGGGCCTGACCAGCGTGATCTGCGCCAGAGGAGCCAGCGGCTCTTCGTAGTTGATGGCCACAGTTTTCATGCTGTCGGCCATCACTACCTTTTCGGTTTGGTTGGTGAACCGAACCGCATACTCATTCTGTTTTACAATCATACTGACCTCCTATGGTCGGAACGCCAAGATAAATGCCTGGATGACATCACCCAGGGCAGCCACACCGAACAGGGTCCAGCCGATAGTCGACGACGTTTGCATGTTGGCAGCATCGTCTCGCAGGCTCTGCTCAAAATCATTTTGATAGTCTGTCGAGGCCGTCTGCGATGTTTTCAAGTCGGCTATCGTCTTCTCGTTTTCTTTCAATTTGCTGGCTTGCGAGTCGATTGTCGTCTGCGATGCCGCTATTGAGTCCTTCTGTTCGGCGATTTTCTTCGCTTGCTCGTCGATTGTCTGCGTCAATGCCTTGGTGTTCGCCTTCGATTCGGCCGATATTTTCTTGAACACTGCCGACATCCTGGCCACGAATGGCTTTGTCTGCGGCAGCGCCTCCACCATTTCGGCGGCGACTGCCAAGAATTCGGCGTCCAAGCTCTGCTGCTGTGGCGAGGATTCCGCCACCGATAACGGTGGCGTTACCGGCGCCGGCGCCTGCCCAAATAGCGATGCCGACACCAGCCACAACAAGTACCAGAACCAGACAAAGCCACCAATACTTCTTGAGCCACGCCACATCATGCCCCCGATCCGGTATTACCGGGCTCGGCCGGTTTCTTGTCACCGAGTCGCTTGACGATGAGCACAATGAAAGCCGCACCGGCCGCCCAACAGAAGGCGTTCCAGACCACCATACGCCAAGTCAATGGGTTGGTGAGCAGCAGAGCACCGATGACGCCGACGATGATCGACGGTAGCCAGATAAACTTGTCGACGAAATCCTGGGAAATGATCTTTGCCACGTAGACCTTGAAAAGACTGGTACAGGCGATGGCAGCACCGATGACGGCGGCCGGCAGCAGGTCAGTGACCCCCATGTCGGGGACCAGCGGCAGGGCCTGGGCCGCGAGGGGAACCGCCAGGGCCAGTACGATCAGAAGCAGGAAAAAAAGCTTTTTCACGGGAAACTCCTTTGCCCACGAAGGGCTATCAACCATTATACGGCATTGTCCAGCTTTACGGAATACTGGAAATACTGCTTACCGTTTGCGTTGAGCGTGTCGAATACCACCCGGACGCCCGGGCCTTCGGCCTGGACCGCGGCCTGGACCTGCAGCATGATCGCCGGAACCGGCACCTCGCCCAGGATGGCCTCGGCCCACTGGATACCGTCGGCGGCGTCGACCGGGTCACTCCCTCGCTGCTTGACAGTGGCGAAGAGCGCACGGTCGAGCAATTCGATTTCGTCGTCGTCGAGCATTTCTACATCCATGACAAGGTTCTCATCTACCGGACTGTAGATAGGGTACAGGTCAAAAACATTACTGACCAGTACCTCCACCATGCCCTGTGGCTGCATCCGCTTTTCTTTTCTGCTAACCTTCAGGTCCATGACTATTCCTTTTTGTCGTTACAACCTTCGAGCCCCGGCATGCACCGGTTCTTTTTCACGAACGCGACGAGCTGGTTCACCTTGGTGTCTATTTTCCGGATCTCGTTTTCTTTCTGCAGGCCGATGTACCGGTACTGCTCATGCAACTCGTCAAGCTGCTCGCGGAGCCACTCACGCCGTTCGTCGATGGCACCCTGCATGCTTTCGGTACCAACGTACTGCTCGACTGGGTAGTGCTGACAAGTCCACCGGCGGCTCAGGATGTTCTTGAGCCCGCTTATGAACCTGTCGTAGTTGACCTCCTCGCGGTCGTGGAACTCTCGGTCAGTCATTTCAGGCAAACCATTCTTTTCCTGGATGGTCATACCAAACGTCACAAGGTACTTCCATATTTTACCGTCAAGCAGATGTTCGAAGTCCAGGTCAACGGTATTTGGCGCGATCTTGCTGGTGTAGTCGTTTAGCTTTACCAGCCTGATATGCTCGACCGACAGCGCGTTGTTGACAGCCTCTGCAAACTCGCGGGTTTTGTCCCTGGCTTTCTCTTTCATCACGAACGGTATCGTGAGTTTCTGTGCTTCGAGCTTTGCAAGCTCCGCCGAGTAGTCAAACCAGTAGGCATCGCGCTTGCCAATCTTGACACCGAACTTGCCAAAGAAAGCTTCAGTTACACCAAGCTTTACCAACACGATAACCACGATCAAACCAATCACCGCATAGAACAAATACTGTAACGGTGTATACGCCAACAACGCTACCATCGCAGGTCCACTCATTCTGTACTCCTAATTAAAAGCTCATCAGTTAAACAAACGAACTATTGACGCGCTGGGGTAGCAGTTCGCGCCGTTCCACACAAACTGTACTTTGGCGCCAGCGGCTAAGTATAATGGGGCGTTTACTGTTGCTTGCGTAGTAACGCCAATGCCAGCAGGACCGCCACCAGAGGCTATTCTGATTCCGTCGACCCAGATATCAGCATATGCGTATGCATTTGGGTCTTGTGGGAGTACGTTCATAAACAGCAAGTACATCCCGGCTATCTGCACAACAAGCTCTTTCGAAGCGTTGAACAAAAATCCATGCGAGTTGTACTGCACTGTCCATGTACTGTCGATATTTCCGGTGCCTGATTTTGCTGCTGGAGAAGTCCAACGAGCGCGAACATTCGGTATCTCTTCTTTGTGTGACCAAAGCGCAATTTTAGAGGGAGCAGTTGCCCATACGCCAGCAACCGCTTCCGTTACCACGATATAGCCGATTAACCTGACTGCCACATTTGCTCTTGCCACAGTGGAGTAAAGTACTGCCCTGCTGTCTGCCGCCCCAGCTCCACCTTCCGCAGTGGTAGTTTGTAAAGTGCCCTCATCGAATAACGCAGACGTGGACCAAGCAAGCTCGATGACACCCGCATTATTGATGGCGTAAATGAACAGTTTATCTTCTACACCAGCGGATAATCCTGCGGTAGATCCTGACGATATTACGGTGGAGGTGGCAGCGTTGGCTACTGCCGTTACAAACCCACCGCTGGTAACAGGCGATATACGGAAATTGACCTTACACGCGTTTTCGTTTACGCCAGGATTTGTAACACCGTCTTTTTGCTTAAGCGATATGGTTAGCGCATTTGCAGCAACAGCAGCAGCAAGCCCGACATTCCACATGCCGTTTGGTGCGATACTTTCTGCGATTTCATACGCGTGTTTTCCATCCAGCAAATCTACGTCAGCCGCCACCTTTCCTACCGCGTAAGAAAATACTCTTCCGGCATTTGGCACAATAGGAGCATCAGAGCCATTATCATACGACGCTGTGCGCACAGTATACTCTGCACCAAAGCTATTCCACAGTGCGTATGGAGCACCGCCACGAAGCCATACCACGGCCTGCTTGCCAAGTGGCAAAATCGAGAACCCTATTGGGTTGTCGTTGCTGTTGAGAGGCGCCCCATCTATCAACGATATAAACGAGTCATTGAGCACAATGCTGGTGCTGCTGCCAGTAAACCCAGTGAACTTAGAAATAATACCAAGCTCAGCTCGGTTATTACCTGCCGATAGCCCAGAACTGTACGCCTCAAAAAGCACCTGCAGGGTATTGTCATCATCAGCCATCATGGCCTGGAATGGCGCAGTGGTTACAGGATACCATGTATTCACGTCATACACACCGGTATTAGACAAGTCAATTAGCGAATACCGATGCCTATAACCTTTGCTGCTAACGGGAAGCAAAGGAAAAAGATTCGAACGGAGTTCCATTTCATCCCAGTCGGTTTGGCCGACATCCAGAGGGCTGACTCCGGTAAGTTTAAGCGGCGTAACGCTGACGCGCTTAAAATACGAAATTGTGCTGACGCTGTCGACTGCCTCGACAACGTAACACACATCGCCAGTCAGGTATTCCGCAAGCGCATCATATTCAAAAGCGTTGTGCGCCCAGGCTTTCTTTTCTGCTCTGAAAAATGCGAGTACTTGCTGCGTGAGCTTGGCAATGTTGTAGCTGAAACGGCCAATAAAATGATCCCAAGCCATGCGAGGTATGCTCGCCGCCTGGGTACGCGCACCGCGGTCAAGCACCAATGGATCATAATCTGTTTTGGTATCGAGCGGTATGTTTTGTGCGTTGTTTATGTCAAAATTTTCAACACCCTCGATATCGTTGTTGTCAAACGCAGCTTGAGTAAACGAAAATCGAGACGGCTTTGATGCGTCAAGTCTTTCAATCAGTGCAAGTATGGGTGAAATATCGTTTACTGACATCGTATTCTCCTTATATCACTACTTCAGACAGTTCAAACAGCTTGAATTTTGTGCGTGCAATATACTGCCATATAGTGAACTTTGCCAAACGATTTTCAATTGCTGCTAATTCGTTCAAGCTATAGAACACAATAAAGTGCATATTGTTGTACTCGATGTTTATATCGTATATGTACTCACCGCACAGTAAGTTTGTTAAATCTAAAAAAGTCTTAGTGCTCGGCCCGTTACGGCGCACGTTCTGCATTATAACAATTAGTGCTTTTACAAGCTCTATTGGTATAACTGAGATGACGCTTATATCGTTGCTCATTGTCAGGAATTGTTCGCCGTAAAACAGGTCGTATGCTACGCCAACAGGCGGTGCTGGGTGCACATTTGCCCATATTACATGCCCGTTAATATCATAAAGTGGCTGGTCAGCACGCACATAGCCGAGTGGCGTGTACCCCTCCGGTACATGCGTGGCCCGTTGAGCCGGAGTCGCTTCCGTGACAATATCGTTTGGGTAGTCGTTGTTCTCCACGCGTATAAATTTGAAGCTGTCCGTCGATCCAACGTACAGCCCGCGCTCGCTACGTTCTTTACCTGCCACCACGTTGCTCTGGGTAAAGTACACCATGCCGCGCCAAACCCCGCCAGCCATGTAAAGCGGGAACACACCAGCAATAGTGGCAATACCGAGGATATCATCATCGCGCATTGCCACTTCGCCACTTGTTACTTCTGATTCAGTTTTGAACTGCACATTGGCCCAGTAGACGAGTTCTTCAATAATATCGCCCACGGCAAAATTGAGGAACGTCACCAGAGGACGCAGAAAAAAACCATTGAGTTCGCCGCGGTGGAACCGGAAAGGCAGTTTCATATCGCCACCTTATGCCATAGTGTCTATGCCGACAAATGCTTCGCCGGTGAGGTTGAGTACTCGTGTACCCTCGACAACAAGGTAGGGAACCTCAACGGCACTTACCAGTATGTCGACATTCAGAATCTTTACGCTGGTGAGCCCCAGGTCATTGAGCAGCGCGTATACATCGTTCTCCGTCAGCATAGCAACATGCCGAGAAGAATTTCTGTACGCGTTGAGTGCGGTATTCATTGCGGTTTCAGCGTTAATCTGAAGTATCTTTGTGCTGTCAAATTGGTATGTAATATTTAGCGCGAAATCCTTGCCTTGGTGCCTTGCAAAATACACTGGATACCCGCCACCTATATAGTGGCTGTCTGCGTAGAAAACTACGTCGTCCGGGTCAACCATTTTCGTCAAGTAGATGGTGCTCGATGCCACCAGTTCTGCAAGATCAGCACCAGGAGAACCAGTTATGACAATGAGCAACTGATAGGGATTGAGTGATATTCCGTCGTAAACAGCCACGGAGTTCGACTGATTCAATATGACATTGCACTCAAGTATGTTCGGCAAATTGCGAATATTTAGTTCAAGCTCTTTTATCGCGTCCTGCCTGTCGGTGTCTGACAGTATACGTTTGCGAAATTCCCAGGCAGTTTCGTCACCGTAACCAAGCGTTCCCGAGTTGTCAGCACAGGAGAACTTGATAGCTGGATCAATGGTGGCTGCGTCTACGCGATATACGACGATGTTTGCGTTTTCAGTTACCAGGAACGCACCCTGTGTTTTTGAGATGGCAGTTATCTGCTTCGCAGCGGAAGCCGCAATCGACAAAGCAACTGTCAGCTCAAATTCAAATATTTCGCCGCTCACCGACGTGTAGTTGTACACGCCAACCTCAAGTACTTTACTGTTCGCGGAATCAGTGTTTGTAGCCGTAATTTGTAGCAGTGAGCCACTACCACTTTTGAACTTGGTGCCCACAAGATCGGCAGTGGAGTAAAGGTCTTCGTCTGCACAGCGCTCTGGACTGAACTTGTCGCGCAGCGCAATAATCGCGTTGAGCAGCAGCACATAGCCGGCCGCGATTGCCTTGAAGACAAGCCACAACTTGTTGTTGTCGTTTCTATAAATACGCTTGGGCGCTGTCAAGCCGTCGTAAGCGTCTGCCATGGTTACAAGGATTTCGTCAATTGACTTACTTTCTACTGCCATAAGTAGATATTACACCACAAACGCCTGTAATGCAATCCAAGTCTGCGTGAGCTGTTGACGGGCAAGACCGCTAATCAGGGCAAGACCGTTATTCGAATACGGCGCCCCATTTGGCCTTGAACAGGTTGACCTTGGTAACAAACGCCGGGTTTGGTGCCCCTACCGCCGGGGCGCCGGACCCACCGCTGACGATGATCGAGTCGGCTGCAGCCAAGGTGTCCGCAAGGTCCGAGATCATGGCACCAAGCGTGTCAATGCCGTTGCCGATTTTAAGTAGGTCCATGGCACCAGCCGTTATCTCGATGGCATCCTGGCCGGCGATGGTGATCTTGCCCTGGGCCTCGATCTTGAAGGTGTCGTTGGATTTCAGGAGCACTGCCTTTTCGAAGGTCATGGAGAGCCCGGAATCACTTGTCACTGTAAGATCAGCTTGTGACCCAATGGTCACATCGATAGGCGCGTCGACATCCTGGGTACCGCCCCCAAAGTCACCGGCAGGGTCGAAGCCCTTCCCGATAGTGATGGTCTGTGCTGCCTGGATGTTCTTAATGATCGGCGCATTGGGCGAGTAAAATTCCTCGACTGTGGCATCGAAGTCTTCCAGAGTCTTATCTGACAACACCGAGAACCCGTGCAGCCGCCGATACTTGGCCCGATAGTCGTCGAGCGCAGGATTGTGCACGCCCAAGATCCGCTCGATGGGCCTGTCCACGAAACCACCCTCGTCGGGCATGGCATCGTAGATCGACCTGACTTCGCGTCGGTACATCTCCTGGACCACAGCCCGGGTGCGCATCGAACGGTTGGGCACTGCTCCGTCCAGGTAATGTCGCACCACGGTCTCGGCAAAGCCTCTTCCGGGTGCCATCAGGATGCCTACGCCAGAAAATTTGTTGTACCCGGTGGCATCGGCATCGTAGATGCTGAGTTCATCCCTGGTGGAAGGTGCGTCAAACATATTGCGATTGTACCGGTTCACAAAGAGCAACATTACGAGATCACCGATCTTTGGTTCCACAAGCTCTTCGCTCAAGCTCGAAGAGCCGGATAACAACGTCACATTATAGATTTTTCTCGCTGTGCCGTTTCTAACAATTTCCTCGACCTTCACGATGCTGTCAGACAGCACTTCTATGACTGCACCATACGATATGATGTCAGTCTCTTTCAGCCACTGACTGGCGTTGCTTAATCCATTGTTTTTCAACATGTCAAACGGTGATACGTTTTTCATACTATTTTCTCGTTATCGTTGTAGTTTGGCAGGTACGGTTCTTTGATGTGTATGACATCACCAAACCCTGGGTTCACTGGATTGTACTCTTTGCCGTAAATAACTGGCATATCCCTACCATACGCCTTGGTCTCTATGGACACAGCAGCGTCTATCCGGCTCTGCGAAAACACGCCTGGGTCATTCCACGATGTAAGATCATCGATAATCTTGTCATTGTCTGGCATCGTTCCCCACCGGTCTTTATACCGAAGCGCCGACGCCCGCAATCGCTCAATAATGCTTGACCAACTGCTGTCGGTGGTGCTCGGATCTCCGCTGTAGATATAGGTTACCGTCAGGTCAACATCCTTCCATATTTTGTCACGCCTCGCGTCTTCTGCAGCGTTTGGTAGTTGCTTGGGAACTATGCGCCCGTCAGGCAGTGTTTCTGGCTCGTAATCACCAGCAATGTCGGTACATGTCAGCACCATCATATTGTCGTCTTCTTCGGTGGCAAAACTTACATCCAGCAACAGCACAAGATAGCAGTTATTACCTTTCTCCGGAGAGTAGAAGTTCCCAGTCTGATCGTTCAGTACATACTTCGACTGAAATGCCACAGTGTCCAAAGACCCGATAGCAGAAAAAAAGAGTGAGCGGATGATCCGAGTCCCGGACCACGTTATGTCGTACACCGCAGGGAGCTTGAAAATTCTTTCTTTCTGCTTCCCGTTCACGAATCGGTCTTTGAATATGTCCGCTTCCTTTTCCCGAACATGGTAAGCGAAATAGTTGCCGTCCTTCAGCAGGTAGTAGCGAACAAAATCATACTGCTTCCTGATGGCTTCGAGCTGCGCCGGAACTTTGTCGAAAAACTCCACCGGAAGCGGCTGTTCTATCGGTTCCGCTTTTGCGGTTTCCTCCGGCGTGAGATTCCACATCGGAAGCTCGTTGAGAGGAGTGTTCCAGAGTACATCGGACATGTAGACCACGACACCATACAGGTCAGCGTCGGATTCACTCATTCTACCGAGTACAGTTTCAAGCGGAGTCGCGGTAGAGTACTCATTGTCGTATACCGTCACGAACTGGTCTGTTACATCAACAGTGACGCCATCCTGTCCAACAACTTGGCGGACCACGTCGGTTATGTCGTGCCGTTGTGTTGGCCTTATGAACCTCCGTGTCACCAGTTCAAAGAACACGCTGGGAAGCGCGTTCGCGGGCTCTCTACCATCCCAGTGGCTACTAACTGCAGTCGAGACGTAGGTTGACGATCCATCGATTTTCCAGCGCATACCCTGTTCCATTGTGCCGACAACACATTGGAATCTGGTGACACCATCTGGCGGCGCACTTATACGCTGTGTAGTGAGTACCTGGGCCACTATTACTGTGGGCGGAACAAGGCCGGTATTGTCGGCAGCAACGTAGTTGTCCTTCAGTGCATAGAACTCGCTGATGCCCTTCTTGCTCCAGATAGGATCGCGTGCCCAATCTATCATCTGGCTTTTGTAGCCCATCTGTATTTCGAGCTGCTGCACGGCTCCATTGCTGCGCTCCATGGCCGTCATGTCTTTTATGAACAAGTTCGAGATGTCGACATTTAGCTCTACCACGGTGGAGTTGGCTACCTGCTTATACGACACTTTTATTGCTGGTTTTTGAATACAGTCTATGTAGAAGAATCCGGTCTTCGTGTACATGACTTCGTAGTCAGATCGAAGCGTGAATGTCTTGGGTAATGCACCGGCAGTTAATGGCTTATGCACAAACCGGATATTTATTACCCGGTCCATCAAGTCTTCTGAGGTAAGCGTGACACTTTCAGCGCCGGTCTTCACAGATGACTTCGGAACCTGAGGCTGATACAGTTGCGCTTGCGCTATTCTGCCGGTTTTTGCCATGTCAATCCTCGTACAACTCGACTACGCATTCTGCCATGTTCTGGTGTGTCATCATCTTCCCTCGAAGATCTGCATTGTCGGAGGTAACGCCCACCTTACCGTCACCTATACCGATGACGGTCGTGGCTATACTGGTGGATATTACCTCGTTTGCGGCGTCAAACTTCCGTATGAGGCAGGTTACGCGGTTTACCCTGCCAAGGTTGTTGGCACCCATAAATTCTTCATCAATTATAGTGAATTCTGCTTGCTGCCGAGTCCCATAGGAAACCAGCAACTTGTTGTTCACGAACATGCTTTCTTCAAGTACGATCAGCATATATATCTCCTATCAGAAACTGTTGGTTTGCCCGGATGCTGCGCGCACTCCGGTAAGTTCCGCTGCAAGCGCTGAGTACGCCTTCGACGTTCCGCGAACTATAGCAGCCGCCCAATTTCTATTCTGCAGCCCAGGCTTGGTGGCGTCTATTGCCGGGGTCATGGTGAGCACCGGTCTGGTCTCAAGCTGTAGTGTAGCACGGAACACATCATCCTCGGTACCCACTTTCTTGATGTCCAGGCCGACTATCTGCGCATACCGGTAATCGTAACCAGTCCACATTTTCATCGTGAGCACCTTCTGGCCTTCCTGCATTGCCTCAAGCGAATTCTTGTTGATGAACTTGGCACCAGGATTGTCACTGAACATTGCAGCCAAGCTGGTGAGGTTATTCGCTGACTTGTACAGCTCCGCAGCAACCGCTGTCTGCGGCAGGTTCCCCACCGAACCCGCAAATATTTCGGTAAAGGCTTCGAATATTTGCTGTGCCTCAAACACAGTTCGGCCAAACTGCTTGCTGACTGGCTGAAACGGCAGTATGATTTCCAGGTTGTAGGTCCTTGGCTTGATGACCGAATTGTCGACTACCACCTCCTGCACACCCTTACGAATCTGGTCACTTAGATCGCCCATAGTGACATCTTTCATCTGCGGTTCGTACAGCAGTATGCGTTTTTTCGAGGTCTCAGTTTGTGTGGTTTCGCTGATTGACTTCACATAAAAGAAGCATATCGGAAGCGTCATCTTGTCCGGCCTGTTGTACCAGAATCTGTCATACAGGCAAGTGACATGCGTAAAACTGTCCACTACATCAGAGCCGATTTGCAACATAGTCGGCACGATGATGGTTGCCGCAGGCGTCGTTTTCAGCAGGTCAAATGGGTATCCACCGCTTCCATTTATAGGTCCACCGGGCATAGTATCTCCTTACTGCTTTTCAGTGCTGTAGGCGACGTTCGTTATGGTGGTACCTACCATATCACCACTCTGCGCGAGCACGCCTGGATTAGTCAAATCACCAGATACCGACAGCCGCTTGTTCCTTTCCTTGTCAAAGAAGTTAATGTCGAATCCTATCCGGCCCTCTCTGGTTTGGTAGAACTTACCAGCAAGTGTTTTCATTTCTTCTTCATCTATTATAGTTCCACTGAATGAGGACATGACCTGTTTGTATATCGCATCACGCAGTAGACCTTTCAAGTCAAAGTCAGACCCTGCCCGAAGCCCAGCAGTCTGCGCGTCAGCAAGTATTTTACCACCACCAACACTCGCGTCGCCATATCCGATGTACGTTCCAAGAATACCGAGATCACTAAGCAGTGCGTCCTTGGCAGTATTCTTGCCGGCATTTTTTGACACAAAATCAATGGCTGCCTGTATCTGCGAGGACGTGAATCCTCTGTCCCGCATCATCGGTATGAACTGCTTAGGAGTCTTACCCTCTTTGTCGGCACCCCACAGTTCGACAAGCGCTGCCATCGCTTTGCTCGTATCACTACCTTTCATAGTTTGACCGGCAAGCTTCGACATATCAGCCATAAGCGAGTACGCCATGAGATTTCTTCTACCGCGCATAGGATCAATCAGCGGCACCTTATTCGGGTCGGTAGCACCAAGCTCATTAATCATCTGCAGTGTGTTGTTTTCGGTAGCTTTTTGCTGTGCTACCGCAAGCATGGCATCTGCTATACGCTGTGCAACAGTCGACCTACTATAATTAGGCATGATGGTTCTGCCCTTTAGGTCATCCGTAAATCCTGGTATTCCTTTTAGCGTTACATTTCTTCCGGCTTCAAGGCGTGACAGCTCTTTGAAATTTTCAATGAGCGGTACGTTATTCATCATAAACGCATCGGCCTTTGCTTTACCGCCCAACAATTCCTGTAACTGCTTTTCCGCATTTAGTCTGACACCTGGAAATTGTGCCATATCTTGCGCGGTAGCCGCAAATCCGGCTGCTGCTTTCGCCTTGGCAAAATCCATTCCCTTCGGCATGTAGAAGTTGATGTCCGACATGACGCTGTTCGTCGCAGCAGCGTTAGCAGCAACCGCCATTGCGTTTTCTCTTGCTTCCCAACCCGGGTCCAGCTTTGCGATAAACGGCCGAAGTGCAGCGCGTAGTATCTCAAGAATCTGCCCCACATAGCCGAGTAGCTTTGTGAATACGGTGTCGTTGAGCCCGGACCAAATCTGCTTGAATTCGTTTATCTGCCGGCTACCTTCCTGGCCAGCACGTATGGATACTGTACTCGGTACCAATCCGTTCGCAGTTCCACCCGGCTGAACGCCAAAAGCACGCTCCATAAAGTTTTGCATTTCGTAGGCGGTAAATGTCGCATCACGCTGCAGCCCGCCATTATTCTTCATGTAGGCAATGATTCTGCTGAATATGTCGCCGCCCTGACTCCCCAAAAGCTTGCTTACTTCCGGCATGTTCGCCATGGCCGCAGCCTCGGGAGAGCCGTACTGGAGCACACCACCGCGAGACGACAGTGTGATGTTCATGCTGTCAGCCAGCAACTGATACATCATCGCCTTCGGATCGCGGATATTGCCTGTAATGAAATCAGTGAGATGCGCGGTGTCTTTCTGCAGAAATGCTGCTGCGGACGCTATGTTTCCGCCAAACCCAGCACTCGCAGGATTGGCAAATTTTTCCACCAAAGTTCCGAGAACAGAAGAAAAAGGATTGTCCGCGGAGGCGTCGAAGCCCATGGCAACGGCCATGTTCTTGAACTGGGCCATTTCCTGGGAGGAGAGGTTGTAGCGGGCACTTTCGAGCATCATCTTGGTGGTGCTCTTGGCAGTCTCCATAACGCCGCCCAGGATCTTTGTGAGCACTCCCACCGATGTGGCCAGCAGTGCGGCCATTGTGGTCAGTATACCCAGGACCGTGCCCCGGGCCATCCGGGCAGTGCCCTCCAGCTTCTCCTTCCGGTCCTGCTCTTTCATGTCCGCCGCTTCCCTGGCCATTGCGCTGTTCGGGTTCTGCCGGATGAATTCGGCCTTGGCCCGCTGCTCGGCCTCCACGGTCATGTTCCGCCTGGACACCATGGCGTAGGCTCTCTCGTCGGGTGTGGCCGCCGATGCCTGTCCCATGACTGAGGACGACATGCCAGACATGTACCGGGCGTCTCCCTGGGCTATGATGCTGTGGATACCCGAGGTGGCCTTGGTCGGTGTAAAGATGGTGGTGAACCCGGTGTTTTTGTCGATGTGCGCGGTTCCGCCGACACGGAGCGCCTGGGCCTGCACAGCAGCCGCAGTCCGAGGGTCGAGAATCCGTTCCCTGGTCTCGGTGTACTGCCGGCGCCGCTGCTCGCTGATGCTGAACGGCGCGTTGGCTGGGTCCATGCCGATAGCCTCCGGAATGCTCCCGAGCACGCCCTCGACGGCAGACTTGACGCCGCGCCCGCCCTGGTAGGAATAGACGGTGCTCCGCACCCCGGTCTCCCGGTTCACCATGACCTGCCGAAAAGCCTTCCCCTCGTCCATGAATGGCTTCAGCGCCTGCATAACCATGCTGTCTATTTTTTCTGCACTCAGGATACCGCCTGGGCGCTTCAAGTCAATGTCTACGGTAAACTCATTCAGTATCTTTTTTGCTGTCGACCTATCCATTTTCCTGCCTCGATTTGATGGCGTCTATGGCCATGCTTTTCATAATGCCCTTCGTCGTATTATACCGCAAAAACTCGAACAGCTCTGTGAATGACTTCGGCCTGCTACCAAGCTCGCTCATGAACTCGTAGCAGAAAAAAAGCAGCTCGTCACCGAAGTGCGACTTGATGACGGAAACCACATCTATGCTTGACCCTTCGGCTTCCAAAGTTTCGCTCCAGCCTTCGCCGGTACCTGGGGCGGAGCGCTTACTGGCTTCCCAGGCACTGGAAATTTTTTTAGCAGCAACTCTCCAATGAAGCTGACGAGCCACGTGACCACCACCGGATACTCGTCGATGAAGTTATCACCGCGCAGGTTCTGGTACCGATCAGTGACGTGTAAGCTGGTCTGCAGAATCGGCTTTCCGTCCAGGTTTTTGATGTATATCTCAAGGTCTTTGTCAACCAGCATTTGCATGGTTATGTCGAACATCATGTCGAAGTCATCGATCATGGTAAGCGCACGACACTCTTCGAGCAGATCGAGCTTGTTCACGCCTGACGGAAAGTTGAAGACGACGCGGTTTTGTTTCACGTCCTCCCGAATGATCTGCTGATCCTCATGAAAATCCATCACTGAGGCATCGAGCAGGAAGCTTCTCGGCGGCTCGGCGCCGCTCACCTGTGACCCAAGGTTTGGTTGCATCATGTCCTCCTAAAAAGTACGGGCAAGGCAGTTTAACCCACCTTGCCCGCCTTTGTCTACCTCCCAGCCCTTTGCCCTTACGGCGTCCAGGTCGGATTCGGGTTGGAAGCGCTCGGATCGACGCTCGGGTACCCACCAGCAGGCGGAGTCGCCGATACCAGGGTGTCGATGTCACCAGTGGCGCTGTCGGCGTCGCCGGCGTTGACTCCACCAACCAGACCAATGGGCTGGCCACCGTAGAAGTTGGCCTGATTCTCGGATTCCTGGATGGCGTAGGGCTTGTACACACCCTTGAGCCCGGACTTGTTGCCGACCGCCCAGATGGCCTTCTCGTTGATGTCCGCGGCACCGCTGATGCCCTGGACCCAGCCGGCGTACAGCATGACCATGTTGTAGACCACGACCGAGTTCCCGGCCTTTCGCAGATGCGGCACATTCTTGAAGCTGCACCCGTAGAAAATGGTAACGAGCCGCTTGCCGTTGATGGACTCGATATGCGTGAATGTACCGCCGATATCGTCCTTCGAAGCGACGATCAGGTGCGCTGCGGCGATGAAGTCGCCGGTGCCCACCAGACCGGTGGTACGGATGACCGGCAGCGTGAGCTGGCCAGCCATCAGGTGGTTGGTGATGGTGATGACAGAGCCGTCGACCAGGGTTTCCTGGAAGCTGCTGTCCTGGGACGGCGCCGCGTCCAGGAACAGCTCATTGAGCCGCAACGAACGCGACACATCGATCTCGTCGACGGGCGATGCCTGACTGATCTGCCCCGACAAGAACGGATGGCGGAACTTCATGATGGTGCCGCCGGCAATCTGGAAGCTACTCCGGGGGTGCGCCGCAGCGCGGTTATTCGCGTAAGCCATTCTGGTCTATCTCCTTATTCCGCCGTGATCCCGCCAGTAACAACGACCTCGTCGAGATCGTCCACGTACTTGGCGGCCCAGGCGCTCGCGGCTTCGAGCTTGGTCATACCGGTCTTGGCAACACTGAAGGGCGGGAACTGCAGCGTGATCGCACGCAGCCGGTGGGTGTCGCCAAACAGCATCAGGTTGTTCTTCACGATCTCCTGGATCTGGCTGTACGCGGCCTCGTCGGTGAGCACCGGGTCAGTCAGGGTTCCCTTGTCGGTGATCAGCTTCGCACATTCCTGGGCGCTGGTGTAGTCGACAAACTTGGAGATCATCGAGGCATTGACCGGTATGCCTGTGGTGCCACGAGCAGAAGAAACAGCGGAATCCTGCGGGGTGTTGTCGGCGATGGTGCTCAGGTAGCCGACATTCATGGCGTCGAGGTCGTCGAACACCGCGGAGAAGTTTTCATTCACCTCGGAGTTCAACCAGGACGGGTAGCCCAGCGGCTTGATGCTGGCACCGGACAGCCGCAGCAGCGACAGCTTGTTGCCGATGTACTGACCGCTCGGGTTCCTGGCCGCAAACCAGGAGGCCATGATCTCGCTGAAGACGTTGGTGTCCTCGGAGTGCACGATGGTCCAGGTATTCGGGGCTTCGATGAGCCAGAGCGCTCCCCAGAAATACTGGGCGCGGGGCTCCGGAACTTCCACGGTGGCCGGCATGTTGAGCGCGGTCATGAACACTTTCTGCTCGGCAGAATTCTGGCTGGTGATGCGACAGGGGTTGGTGTCAACAGCGCTCGCCACGGGGTAGCCGTTCTGCGAGAGCACCACACGAACCAGCGCCCAGCAGTAGGACAGCTTCTGGTAGAGCTTGCACTGGTAGGCGAGCGCCAGGGTCAGGTCGAAGTACTTGGAGTCGACCGGAGCGGGCGCGGGAACGGCGTCGGTTCCCTGGGTGATCGCAGTACAGGCAAAAGTCAGCAGCTCGGCACCGCCACTCAGGGCAGGCGTGAAGTCGCCGACATCCATGGCGCCAGTGGCGAGGTTGGCGTCCACACCGACAGTATTGGCGACAATGACGATGCCGGTCAGCGAATCTGAGGGCTCCAGGGTGATGTTCGCCAGCACCTCAAGCGCAAAGGTCTTGACCCCGTCGTTGTAGACGTAGGTTCCGGCCGCCAGGGTCTTGTTGGCTAAGGTGCCGTTGGTGATGCTGATGGTCATTTTGGCCTTGGTACCAGGATACGGAATGACGACCGGATTGCCGTCGTACTTCTCGTCGAACATCATCTTGACGAAAGACACGAAGTACAGTTTCTGGAAGGCCAGGGTAAGCGGCGCGTAGGTGATGGACTTGGCCCCGATGGCCCAGCCGCCGACTTCACCGTCATCGAAAACAATGATGTAGATCAGCAGCGCGATGTTGGTGTCCTGGTTGAACGCCTTGGTGAACTGCGCGAGCATGTTGCCCTGCATGACCTTGGCGTAGTTGGTGACATCGACCGTGAGCACCACGGGCTTGGTGGGTGTCACTTCGGCGTCCAGGTCTTCCCAGCCGACGAGATTCGCGGCTGCATAGGACTTCGGCACATACAGCGAAATCGCGTTGAACAGCTCGTTCTTTTCGTTGACAACGACTTCAACGGAAGACGAAAACTGCATCTTTCGCTGCGCAATACTGCCTTCATAGTTTACATTAATGATCCTACCCTCCTGCCCACAGGCGTGAGCTACTGGCTACTAATTCCACCCTCTATTATCTCGCCGGGAGCCAACGAGATGTATTCGAGCGGTTTCCACGTTAACTCAATACTCTCTTTATACTCTATCTTTATCGAGAGGTCAAACGCTATCGACGAGTTGCCGACACCGTAATAGTCGATGTTCACAGGAACTATGTCGCCTATACCTTCCAGGACACGTCCCTGGCAAAGCTCGAAAAATGCCAGTGCAACCTGATCACGCTGGGCAATGTGGTGGAACGCCTTCGCCCAGGTCTCGGCCTCACACCCCACAAACCGAAGGTCGACGGTGGCCAATTTCCTCCATATAGCATTTTCCCCGCCGCCTACAGTTGCTTCCGAAAAATCTTGTGTCACCCGCTCATCCCTGGCTATCCAGAATTCGATGAAGGTATCCTTGGCATTGTCGCCCTGGAGTGGGTTCTCGAAGTTGTGCTGCATGGGCACGACGTACTTTTCGAGCGTTTCCTCGGCTTCTGCCTCGGGCATGCCCTGGTAATAAAAGTACATGTTGAAAAGCACGGCCCTGACCCGCCCAAATGTCACGCCTACGTAGTTTACCCTGTTCGCCATGCTATTCCTCTTCCTTCACTGCAGTTGCGCCATCAAGCAGTATCACTGATACCACTATACTACTGATCAGCCTGCCTGTCGCGTAAAAAACAGCGTTCGACGATATGCCAAGCCTTGCCCTGGCAGCCATTGTTTTCGGGCTTATGCCGCTTTTTGCCAGCGGTATCTTGCCCGACGCGAGACTTGCGATGATGTCGTACTTGGTCTCTCTGGCAAGCCTGCCAAACGTTGCCCTAACCATCGGGCTGGTCCAGGTGTCGTAGTTCGACAGGTACGCCCTGTGCGACCGTCGCCTTGCCTGGGCTTCATCGGCAATCATCTGCTTCAAATCCATGACGGCCTTGTCGTACTGGTCCTTCATGTGATCCTTGAAAACAGAAAAAAAATAGTCCTCGATGAAGCGCCGGCCGCCGTTGAAGGCGTTGCACAATGCCTCGTAGAGGACACGGTAGGTCATATCGCCGGCGCCGTACTTGCCCTTGCCAACACGGTTGTTTCGGGTGGACGACGGGAAGTAGTAGCTGACCTGATACGGTAACCCAGTCAGCTCCTCGATCCACGCTGCCTCGGCCTCATACCGGCTCCGGAACCCCTCGTCGGCCGGCTTTTCGGCGAAGGCCGCGTCCATGGCGAGCAGCGCGTCAGCGTCAGCCGATGTCACCCTGGCCCTGCCGATACGGATCGGCTTTGCCCGGGTCGCGGTAAGCAGTGATCTGCTTTGGAGCATTATGGGCAGGTTACTTGGTACCCACTCGTCCGTCATTTGTACTCATCAAGGCCAAGATTAACCTTGGCGTGTGGTGTCTGCTTGTTGTTGTTGCCAGTTATGAGCTGCAGGCCATGGCGAACAAAGCCGCCTTCCCGCACATACGCGTTGTCGACGACAAACTGATAGACCTCGCCGTCGTCCTCGATATACACGCCCTGGCGTATAATGCTGCGAGGAATTTCATCCTCACACCAGAATGACGCCTTCTGGTTTTCGGTGCGCAGGTCTGTGACAACACCTTCCTCGCCACCCTTGTTCCGGGAAAAGTAGCCATAAACAGTGAGCAGAATCTGGCGTGCACCAAACCCTGCTCCAATGTTAGGGACCATTTTGAATATCTCGTAGTCGTCAAACAGCTCAGGAAAATACGCGAGCTGGGCGCCGTACACACCGCTCATGGCTCAGCTCTCATCTTCCTGCGTGTCTTTCGGCTTGTCTTTCGACTTGTCGGCGGGCGCTTTTGCCGCGCTGGTTGCCCCTCTCCGGTTGTTGCTGGTCCTGACCGGGTCTTTGACCACGGCGTTCGTGGTCATGACGGTCTCCTGCACAGGGCCGGCCATGGGACGCGCCACACCCGAAACGAAGCGCACTTCCTGGGCGTATAGCCTGGCCATGCCCTGGTCCGCCATTTCACCGATGACCTTGGCCAGACTGTTTGGGATAGGGTAGCAGATCGAAGGACGGAACTGACCGCCACCGATGGTGCACGAATGCTTGACGCTGAAAAAGGCAGCGTCTTCCTTCTTGACTTCGTTTTCCATGATGATTCCTCCGTTACACTTGCGTTGCGCCGCGCAACATGACCCGCTTGCCAGACGAACGGATCATCAGGTACGCCTTATGCCCAAATGGGTTGCTTTTCAGCGAGGACATAAGATCCTGGTAGTTCCCGGATTCCGATGACATGGAATCCGAGTATGTTATATCGACATCACCGATTTTTTTCCGCTTGACGGGTATGCCACCCATGACCGGAACACCCGACAGAAACTTCGGATTGGTATCCGCGATGTACCATGCCACCAGAAGCCGGTAGCACAACACGGTTTTTTCATACCACACATCGCGGGAATTGAGATCCCAGATAGTGGCCACTCCCGTGAACATCGCATAGACGGAGGTTATGGCCTCGTCGATGATACCCGCATTTTCGGGCCGCGACAGTTTTGGGAATTGCTGAAGGTGGTAACGAAGGAATTCCTGCGCCGTGATCCGGGCAGGAATTCCGTCTACGAAAATTGCTTCGGCCATCAGAACTGCGTGGCTGCCACGCTCTCCCGAGCCTTTGCAATCACTTCCGGATCAATGGCGGCCACCAGGGCTTCCAGGGCAGCGTATGCCTTGTCGGTGGCTTCCTTGCTGCCCCGCAATGCCTCGATCTCTTCCTGGGCGTCAACCAGGGCTTTCTTGGCCTTGGGGTCGACGTTGGCGCCAATCTCGGCTTCCAGTTCGGTGATCCTGGCGCGGAGCGCTGCGTTCTCGCGCCGAGCCGCCACGATGGTGTCGTAGGGAGTCTGCGCTTCCGCGGGAAGCTCGTCGTGCACGATCAGCAACCTCTTTTCGACGCTGTGGTTGAAGAGCTTGCTGTTTTCGGTGAGCATCTTATACTCATCGTCAGTCAGTTCGGTGTACCCGGATTCGCCCTGCCGGCCGTCGCGCCGGTCAGCGCTGTAGGGCCGGAATATGAATTCCCGGGAGGTCGGGCGGCCAGCAGCAAGCTGGCCTCCCTTTTCTTCGATCTTGCACTTCACATTGGCGATGTGCGCGTTCTGGATGTACTTAGCCATCGACTGTCTCCTTCAGTTTTCGATCAGGGTGCGGGCGGGGTGTACCGGCTGTTCACGCCCATGCCGCTGATGACATGCACGGTCTTGGCAACCGGGCAGAGAAGGCTGCCGACGCGCTTCAGGCCAGTGCGGACAACGCCATCACGGAAGCCAGGAGCGCTGGGCAGGACCATCTTGTCGATGGGCACGGGGGCCATGATCAGGTCCACGAGATTGCCGTCTTCCAGCTCCGACTGCAGGGTCGGGAAGGTGATGAACATCAGGTCTTCGTCCGTGGGGTTGAAGGGGGTGTTCGGCATCAGCATGGGATCGGGCACCAGCTCGAAGGTCCGGTACAGGTTGTCCCCGGAGTTGGTGACCAAGGTTCCCTGGATCTTATTGCCGGCCTCGAACGCCTTGTCGATGATGGTCAGCGGACTGTTCTGGTTGTAGACCTTGGACAGCATGCTGAACTTCAGGGCCTTGTAGAGAATCGGCGAGCAAGTCACCTTCATGTTGACGGGCAAGAAGAAAAGCTCTTCCATCTTGTCCGCGATGAGGTGGTTGAACATCAGCAGCAGATCGGCGCCAACGGTCATGTTGACCGGACCAACACCGGAGCCCGCGCCGTCGTTGTCCCACATGTACTGGGCAGGCGGCATGGTGTCGGGGTAGTTGTCGTAGGTGCCGTCGCGGTTGGCGATCTGGGTCAGGCCCTCGAACCCGGATTCGGCATGGCCGAAGTAGTACAGCAGACAGGCAAGCTGTTCCAGCATCAGGTTGGCGTAGGCGTCGCGGTCACCGATGACGGCGTTGGTCAGCCAGTTGCCGTCCATGCCGCCGATGATCCCTTCGTTGGGGGTCGGGGACTCGTAGTCGATCACCAGGTTGATGACTTCCGACAGCATGGTGCCGGTGCGGTTCTTGACACCAATGGAGGTGTTGAACTCGCCGGTACCCTTGGCAACGTTGCTCACCCGGGCCGAACCCTCGAAGGTTTCGGTGTAGATTTGCACCAAGTCTGCCCACATGTTGGGCACACCGACTTTGTTGATCAGGGTATCGGAATACCCGCGCAGGAAGGGCTGCTTGAAGATCTTCTGGATGCGGGCGATATCCCAGTAGGGAGTGGTCATGCCGGAAAGAACGGAGTCCTTGACACGGCCATCGGTGCGTTCTGCGATGAACATCCCGGTCTTCTTGTCGTAGAAGCCGTAGGTCTTGAGGCTGTCCATAACGCGCTTCTGCGCATCCTTGCGTTCGACGCCCTTCTCGATCAGCTCGTTGACCTTTTCGACGGCGATCATCTGGATGGCATCGCTGGCACGGGTCATGATGGTCTTGCGCTTGGCATCCTCGTTGGCGATGATGCTCTCCATGATCATGCGCTTGGGCACGTCCACGAAAAGGGCCTGGGAGGCAGTGGCGACATTGCCGCGAACGCGGTGTGCGGCGTTGCTGCCGATGCCGCCATCCTTGTTGCGGCCAATGGCGATACCCTGGAAATGACCGCCATCGATCATTTCCGGAAACTGGCGGACCAAGTGCTCTTCGGCCTTTCGGGTCCAGTTGTCGTAGGGCTTGGGAGCGGTCAGGAAACTTCCTTTATTCATGCTGTTCACCTATACTCGTTGGATTTGGCTCGTTGCTTGACGCCTATCAGGGCGCCGGAGCAACACCGATCTGGTCGGCCCGCAGGTCGACGTACACTGCCTGATTCTCGGGTTCGAGATGCTCGACCCATCCGGCGAAAGTGGCGTTCGCCAGGGTGGGATAGCCGAGTTCGGCGGCCACAACCAGCGAGATGATGGGGAAACCGCTGTCATTGGCAAAGAAGAGTGCCAGGCGATCACCGTCAGCGCCGGCCTTCAGCGCAGCGATCCAGTCGGCGTAGAGTTTGCGCACGGTGACGGTGTCCTTGGTGGCGTCGCCCTTCAGATAGGCGAGGAAGTTGGCTTCCTGGCCAACCGCGGTCATGGTGACCTTGTAGCCCATCGGACCCTTTCGCACCAGGGTACCGCGGCTGAAGGTGGGTATACCCCAGGGCTGCACGGGATTCCCGGTCTGCTGGCCCTGCTCTAACTTCAGCGCACCGACGAACCAACCCTTGGTGGGTTTGTTGGCGTGCACCGCACCGGGGGAAGCATCGATGGTGGCGATGTCGCGCCACAGGCCGGAGCCCCAGGGCACGACGCCGTCAGCAAACAGCGCACTGGCTGCAGCGATGTTCAGCTTGGAAAAGCCTTCAGTGATGGCCGCGACTCGGCCATCGGAATTCCGCATCAGGAAGCCGTTGGTCTTGTCCTGGCCACGGAAAACATTGTTCTGATTGATGCTTATAGGAGCACCGGGTCCGTTATTGCTCATTTGTATCTACCTCCTTGGGGTATTCGAGCCTGTTTCAGCGACCAAAAGCGCTATCAAGCACGAAGCTCGCTTCTTCCTTGTCGACTTCGCCAGCACCGTCGGTGGTGCGGCTGTCACCGCCCTTGCCGCCCTTACCGTCACCACCCTTACCGTCACCGGCAATGCCCAGGGCTTTGGCCACACCGGCGTCAATGGCGGCCGGAATGCTGTCCTTGACTCGCTTCAGTTCTTCGCTGATGGGGGCCAGAACCTTGGCCACGGCTTCCTCGACGATCTTGGCAGTGTCTTTGGCGCCGGTTTCCTTGCCCTTACCTTCCAGCTTTTCGGCCTCGGTGAGGTGCTTCTTGGCATCGCCTTCCAGCTCTTCGGCGACTTCTTCGCTGGTGCCGTCCATGGTCTTCTTCAGATCCTTCTCGTCGGCGTCGATGCAGCGGCCGTAGAGCTTGTCGATCATTTCGGAGACTTCCTTCTCCTTGGTGACGACCTCGACGGGATGCTTGAAGCTGTCGGTGACCGCACCGATCAGGATCTCGCGCTCTTCACGCTCGCCCAGGGGAGTGATGTGGGCCATCACGTCTTCGACGGCCTTGGTGACGCCAGCAGCGTCCATGGTATGGACGGCCTTGACCTTTTCCATGACCAGTTTGGAGAGCTTGAAGGACTTGTCCTCCACGCGTCCGATACCGAACAGGGTACTCAAAACGCCTTTCTTCATTTTCAAACCTCCGGTTTTGTTGTCGATAACCGAGGCACTGTCCATGACACGCACGCTCGGTCCACCTCTTCCCCGCTCGGTCAGGACTACACCATTTACCGACAGGATTTCAACCATTTCAAGATCATACTCTGGATTCTTGCTGAGCACAACCTTGGAGCGATAATCTGCGCTGGTTTCTTTGTTACCAGCGTTGAAGTAATCTACCGCGTCCTGGGTGTAAAAAGCAATCTTGCCCTGCAGCGCAACCTCACCATTGTTAAGTGTCGTAACCTCGATAGAGTCCCCAACAACTCCGCTTACCTGTGCGCGAAAGTTGTCGGGATTCGTTTCGTCTGGAGTGTGTTCTACAGTCATGGCGGAAAACGCAAACTTGTCCTTGGCTCGTATCAGCACATGCGCGGGACGGTATTCCTTGTAGAAATCCTTCTTGACGGGCGGAGTAAACCCTCGTTTGACCATCTCGTCATGCGAGTAAAGATAAACGCCAGACCGAGCAAGAATACTCGGCTTTACCATAATTGCAGGATGGCTATCTTTCGTACTTGTGTTTACCATGTTGACTCCAATTCTACATCCGAGTTTCCACTTATGCAAGTAGCAGAAAAAAATCAATCATCGTGCTTGGTGATGATTATCGCGTCCTTGCCAGCGGGGCCGAAGGGCTTGATGAGCTTGTCGACCTGCTCCTTGGACAGCACCACGTCGTCGCCGAACTGCGACGTGTATTCGGTGGTCGGGTCTCCCCAGGGATCATCGACGATCCAGGCGAACACTCCCGAGAGGTCGCATTTGTAGCCAATCAGCGCCTGATAGTGGCTACTCTTGACCTTGCTCTTGTCAGCCCTGGTAAAGGTGAATTCGCCGTGTATGACCGCGGTGCCGCCTGCCCACAGGTTGTTGTGGAGCACCGTCCGGTCGATCCCATAGACCAACCAGATTTCTTTCGAGGCTGCGTACTCGCGCATGGCAAGCGCCAACACCGGCATCCACTCGTTCATCGGGTATACGTGCTTGGCATCGACCTTGTCGTAGAGCGCCTGACATGCCGGATTGGCACGCATGAAATACAGCAGGTCCATGGAAGGCCGGGGGTGGAAGCCCTTATTGAGCTTCTGCAAGTCCCAGCCGGCAGCAGCCATGGCGGTAGCCCCGGCGGTGACGTTGCAGGTCTCCGCTGTTTCGTTCCAGGGCGTGCTGGGATCGTCCGGGTTTTTCCGCTGGGTGAAGTTGGGTTTGCCCACTGAATTGTTCACGACAGTTACTGGTCCGCTCATTTATTGTTCCTTCGCACGAGCTTTTGCGATGCCTTGCTTGCTGCCTTCACCTACTTTCTCATGCTTTTTTTGTTCGAGTCGGTCACCGTAGCTGTGACCTTTCTTTTCCTTGTCGTCGCCGGATTTTGGCTTTGCTCCGCCTGGAACAGCCGCATGCATTCTTGCTGCCTCGATCTGCGCGTCAAGCAGCTCCATTTCTTTCTCGTGCTTTTCGGCTTCCCTGGCATCCTTTGTAGCTTGGCGCTCACGCAGTTGGTCCATGAGTTCCGGCGAAACCACAAACTCGTCGTCGGAGAACTGGCGGCTGATGTCGATTGCGCCATCCATGGGAAGACCAGCGGCCACCATGTCGAACATACCCTTGGTGATCTTGCCCGAGACCTCGGCTTTGTCCTTGGAATTGGTGATCCTGGGGTTGTCGAACTCGATGGTGACATACGGCAACGCCTTCAGCACGTCGCGGTCCAGGCCCAGGGCGTTGATGACCGCAAGCTGGGCGATGGGCTTAAGCTGGTTCGCCACGTCAATGTGGATGTACCGGGTTCCCTCCGATTGCTTCTCGTAGGCCGAGTCCGTGCTGTCGCCGGAGGAGAAGGCCCCGCGTTCACTCGACCACAGAAGCTCTTCTGGAATGGTGGCACGCGCCGCAGCATCCTGGCGGATCAGCCGCACGAGTTCCGGTACCTTCTGGAAGTCGCGCTTGATGGCCTGCAGGTCGCCGATGACATCCATGTTGATGGGGTTGTTGACGCTGGTTTGTCGGATGCGCAGGGTTTCGTTGCGGTCGATGGCATCGAAAACGTCCGTCCCTTCTGTGGCCAGTAAGCCTTCGATGTTAAAAGTTCTGACCATGATCGACATCTGGTTGATCATGGTGGGAATTGCCTGCATGACATTGTAGTAATTGTAGATCGGCTCAATCCATCCCGGGATGTCGGAAATACCCCAGCCCAGGGTCATGATGTTTCCCCAGAAACCGGACTGCGGCGCCGTCACGATGCGGGCGCAGCGCTGGCCATTCACATCAGCCCCGAGATACGGAATGTAGTATTCCTTGGGCATCAGGAAATCCTTGGCTGTAGGGTTCCAATTGGGTATGTGCACGACGTTCCAGCGGTCGAGCGGCACCATGTAATCGATGCAGTCCTTGCCGAGTATGCCGTACTTGGCAAGCATGCCGATGGGCATACCCATGCTTGCCGGCGAGTCGCGTTTGAACACCGGGTACAGCAGCCCACCACCGTGGATGAGGCTCATGCTGATGACCTCGGCGATGTGCTGCGCGAGCCCAATTTTCTGCATGCTCATGGCTACCTTTTCGTGCTGCTCGGCGGTGAAAAGCTTGCACTTGATCTTGACACCATTGATGAGCACCGACTGGCTCTTTTTCCTGATGATGATCTCGGGCAAACCCTTCTGGCTGTAGATCGCAGCAGCTTCCATGGGGCTGATCCAAATGTTCGGAACTACGTGGTTGGCAAGCGCCGGATCTTGGCCGTAAACGCCAGACTGACTGTTGCTGTTTGAGATGCCACCTGGAAACTGGCTACTGACTGGCGCCATGTCACGCATGCCCAGTGCGTCGCGCACGCGGTCATCGACGGGTTTGTCGGTCTTGTAGTTGTTGACGATCATTGGGATGAGCCGGCTGGATCGCCGCTTGACATCGTCCAGGGTGTCTGGCTGCCCGAGCACACGCGTCACCTGTGCTTTCTGGTGATTCTCGATTAACTCGTTGACAAGCTGCTGCTTACCGATGGGCAAGCCCTTGAAGGAGCTGCCGTTGTTGAGTACGCGCATGCCGTCTCTTGTTCTGCCCGTGCTTGTCTTCTGAGAATTGATGATCCGCCAAACTTCTCTATACCAATCTGACATGATGCCTTCCTTTGCCTCTATACTACACCGGATTGGAGCAGAAAAAAAGAGGCCGGTCAAACAGCTTCTGGGCTGTACTCGACATACCCGGCGTTCAATTCTACCACCGAAGGCTCGTCCTCGTACATCGCCAAGTGCCGGTCGATGGTCACCCTCCGGATGTCCTGGAGGGATTGCTTGTTACTGGCCAGGAAGTAACAGAGCATGCGCACCCCGTCGACATAGTGGATAGGCGACAGTGGCCCGATGCCCTTTGGTATTTTCCCGTTCTTGTCCCGCTGTGCCAATGCGCAGGCTTCCGCGACATCCTTGGCCATGGTGGTGAAAAACAGCCGCTTGGTGTAGAGCAGTTTGTTGACGAGGAATGCCGAGTCTTCGACCAGCGGATTCTTCCCTCTCTTGATCCAGTGAATCCTATGCTTCCGCAGCTCCTTGGTGAACTGGGAAATTTGGTCCTTGGCCGTGGTATCGGGTATCCACAGAATCTTGTTGTCGGGAAAGTCGTGCCTGACCACAGACGGTGCTTCCCTGATGTCGGGAAAGTCGTAGCCCTTAACGATGTATATCCGCCCTGACCGCTCAACCCCAACGCACCCGCGGAAATAGCCGGTGTTGAAGTCCTGTGCCCAGTAGAGTGTTTCGTCTGGTCCGATCTTTTGGTCCATGTCGATGTTGAGGAAATTCCTCCCCCAGTCAAAGTCGCCGATGACCCGCCCCGTTGCGATGGGGAGAAAGTGCCCTTCGAGGAAAACCTTCCGCTCGGTTTCGTTGTACATGCGCTTGAGCGAGTCCACATACTCGGGGTCCAGGTGTTTGTTGTCGTAGGTCGAGCCCCTGATGAGGTTGAACGCCACACCGGTTTTGATGAACTGGGTGTACACGCGGTATAGCCCCTTCTGGCCCTGGCTGGTCGAGCCAAAGCACAGGAAGGGCTTTCGCATGTCGGGTATGATCTGGCGGGTACGTTCGTTCAATGCCTTGATGGCTTCGAAAGTCAGGTCGTCGGCCTGGGTGAGGCTGCCCAAATCGTCGACCTCATCGCCAAAGCTGGTGTAGGCGTTGTAACCCACGATTTTTGCAGGCTCGGAAAGCGACACCAACTGCACCCTGACATTGCCCACGATGATCATGTTGTTTTTGGAATCATACTTGTAGACTGTTTTGGACCTGTCGAGGTCTTCTTTGAGCATGGATACCGTAGTCTTTTCCAGGTGGCTCAACGTAACGCCACCAAGAATGATCATGGGGCTGTGCCCTTCCGTATCGACCTTGCCCTGCAACTGCTTAATCCAGTACTGGATTGCCGATGAAATCGAGCTGCTTTTACCGGCGCCATACCCAGCCACTAAGATGTGGAACCGGGCTTTGGGGAATAGGTTTGGAGACTGTATGAATTGCCCCTGGTGCTTTAGGAGCATTTTCTTTTTCATGCGTTGATCTCTTCGAGCGAGCCGTCTTCAGTTATGAAGAATGGGTCTGGCGTGTGATCCTCTTCAGTTCCAGAGCCTTTCGGCGCCACACTTTTCTTTGACTCGTCAAATTTGGCTGCATCAGTGCCTTCGTGTATTTCTACGTTGTCCATGGCAGCAAACTCTTCGGCGGTTAGCGCGATGAAAAACACATTGAGCGCATCGTTTTCTTCGGCCTCTTTTGTTTTCTGGATCGAGAGAATGTCACGCCGCATGTCAGCTACCTTGAGCCGCAGTGCGAGCGTGTCTTTCACGTCCTTTACATAGTTGTCAACATCTTTGGGGTTCCTGGAATCGTATGCGCTCTCTTTTGGTGCCGTATCTTTTAACTGCCTGGATATTTGCTCGATTTCGTCGATTTCTTCAAGGAATTTCTCGGCCCGGGATTGCTTGCTCATGGTGCGGTAACGCTCGTTTTCGAGCACCAATGGCCTGATCTTGCCGGTAACACCCATGTAATCGAGCGCCATGGCGTCGTCGCCGAACTTTTCAAACGCGACAATACATGCTTCAACGAGCGCGTCAAAGTACGTTGGATCGTCTTTCGGCGGAAGCGTTGGTCTGGCGAACTTTTTCGGCTTTTCTTTGGCCGTTTCTTCGTTGGTTTTTGGCTTGCTGAAATCGAGTGGCGGCATACCCATACTTTACAACTGATAATGAGCGTTTGTCAAACCGAGCAAATCGGTGCAATTTTGGTGCAAAATGCCTCATTCTATCGCGTATTTAACTGTAAAGTGCCTCATTCTATATCGTATTTAACTGTAAAATGACAATTATTAATTAGCGCATACGAAAAACTTGAAAATCGCGCGTTATTAACCGTATGCACCTCCAAAATCAATTTTCAAGGTAAATTTTCAGGAAGGATCGCGGACCTCTAAAGCCCGCAATCCCTCCAATATGCCCATTACGCATACCGTGCAATCAATTCCATGAAATCATCGGCCTGTACTCCCTTGGGTACATAGTGAAGCCGTATGTTTTGGGCATCGTTCCGGGAGATACCCTTACCCGCCTGAATATCGGCCATAACCTTCCGTATGAATGACAGTTTGGTTCGGGATATGTTGGCCATGTACTGGCTAACCCATTCCTTCACTGCCAGCGCTTCAACCGGGTCAGCATTGTATCGGTCATGCTGTACTTGAAGAGCTTGCGCCATCATGTTAGCGGCCCTTGCCTCGGCTTCCTCGCGGGCATGCTTCCCCGTCGCCACCGTCGCACCATTGCTATCGACGTAATCATTGCGATTGATAGCCTCAATACGCTTGATGTCCCTATCTACATACTGGACCATGCCATAGTGCCGGTCCTCGTCCTGCTCAAGCTCCAGCTTTTCGACGGCTTCCAGCCATGTCAACACCTTTTTGCCGCCTTGGATTCTCCGGCGCTTCAACGCACCGATTGTGAAGCGAATAGCTTCTTCATCGGTGGCACCGTCCAGCTTGCTGGAATTGTCGCGCATGATGATGGCGCAGCCGTAAATCCTTGCCGCTAAATCGTTTCCGAAATGTACAGCCAGATTTTCAAAAGTCTTTTCCATATTTGGGCCCCCCATTGGCCTAATAAAATAGTAGCACACAACTATACAATTGTCAATCAGCAATTCGCGTTTATTGTAAAATACTGTTTTACATTTCACGAAATGAATAAATATTCGGTTTTATCGGCCTGTTTTTGCATAAATGATGCATACGTTAGACTTGGCACGATTCTTGCCTTGAAAATCGGTCGGCCTAAAAAGCAAAAAAGAAAGCGGGCCGCCGGTTATCGGTATATTTTTATCGCTCTTACTCTTTATGATGTATGGCTTTACATGTTGTCAGTGATTCTGCTTTATATATAGGTATGTTTTTGCATGAGCTGGGGAGAATTTGAGAATCGAGGTGTTAATTGGTTATATTAGTATAACAGTTATATTTTCAGAACGAATTAGCACATCGAAAACACCAATGTATGTAGATGATAATTATCAAGTGACGTATATACATGGTTATGCCTTCATAACCATAGATGGAGTCGATACCATCGATACCACAAAACCCTTGCATGTATTCGCATATCGTGCTATCGTATTGGATGAGTCATATCTATGCGCTTGTGCAATGCAAGCAACCGACCAGATAGGCTCCAAAAAATCCGAAATTTCCAGACCAAGCCAAGAAATCCGAAGCAAGTAGGGGGAAAAATCCCTGGAAACTTGTAAAAACATAGTTATATATATAGCAGAATCACTGACAATAAGCAACTTGATATAATATAAGCAATTGCCAATGCTGACTACCACGGTAAGCAATAGCCGATTAGACATATCGTTTTGATTTATCTCCAAACCAGCACAACGTTAGAGTAAAATCACCATATACAAAACCGTTATCGGCATATACAAAACCGTTTTCAGAGTCCAATTCACAAAAAACAAAAAATAATAGTTAGCATTTAGCGCCTTCATTGCCTGATAAGCGACACGTTAAAAATCAATGGAGGCCAGCATGTATACAATAAAACCGGAGAATGGACAGTTTAAGGCCACCGTGTACGGCATAACCCGCAAGTTTTTATCACCAGCCGATGCCCTGTTGTGGGTAGCCAACGTGACCGGACGGCCGTTGTTTAAGATCGTCAAGTAATTGCCCCCAATTGTGCCCGCCATCATGGAGAAATCCTGGTGGCGGGCATTTTTCATTTATAGTGAACACGCGAAAGCGGAGCCGCCGGTCTCATCACCGGCCTACAGTTTCCAGCCCGCCCGATGGCGTGTTGCCTGACGGCGGGCACTATTTTAGTAGCAATCCGCTACTCTATCGCCTGATAAGCGAACGCAACAAATTGGGGGCAATTATGCGTAAGATTACAGAACAAGCGCTTGAGCATTTTTCGATTAAGCAAGAGTGGAAATCCGGTGCTGACAGTGTAGTATTTGATCTTGACGGAAACGTCATCAAGTACCGGCTGTATAACACTGACATTGTGGTCATGGGTTACAAGCCTGGAACAAAAGTGATGGCGCAAGGCATGCCCTGTGACATCGCAATCAACTTCCCGCCAGAATGGTGCACCGCCACTACAGCCGAACGGCTCAATGGCTTTGCGCAATACTATGGCTTTGGCCGAGTAAGCCGGGTCAATGGCGAGTGGCGTCTCAACGGAAAGCCGGTTTCCGGCTGGCAGGCAAAAGCCTGAAAGGAAAGACATAATGTCAGTTTACAAAACCGTCGAAAAATTCGAAACCTTTGACCATGTATGGTTTGACAGCTTCAAAGAAGCAGAAAATCATGTTTCCAACAAACTGCGCGAACTCTTCGCCACCCAGTTAGAGGCAATACTGCCCGAACTCGGCCAAGCCGCCAAGTACAAAATCGTGTGCGCATTGGTCAGCGACGACATCGAGGAAGCCATTGCACTGTGCAAGGCACAAGCTCAGATTCTCGGGCTTGAGGTTAGCGAACGCTGGCCCGCGGACTGACTTTTTCTTCTGCTCCGCGGTTTTAGTAGCAAAGGCGCTTGCCATTGCCGAATAACCAAACAAACACGCCGAAAGGCAAAGGATTAACCATGCCGACCACCAAAACCACAACCCTTTTCAAGTTCAATGAACTCTCCGACAAGGCAAAAGAAAAAGCCCGGGAGTGGTACCGTCAAGCCGCATCGTGGGATGACAATGGCGATTTCGATTGCCTCCGCGACGATCTCCGCGACATGCTGGCCATTGCTGGTTTTGAGCTTGACCAAGCCTACTATCGTGGTTTCTGGTCGCAAGGTGACGGGGCCAGTTTTACTGGCACTTACCAGTATCGCAAGGGATGGCGCAAGGAATATCTGGACGCCTATCCTGTCAAGGGAGAGGACGGCAAGGTGGAAGTCTGGCACCAGCACAATGCCAAGGTGCTGGGATACCTTGACGCGATTGCCAAGGCAAACCGGGCCAACTTCTACGACCTCTATGTCACCATCACGCATCGTGGCCACTATTACCACTCCGGCTGTATGGCAGTAAACGTCGAATTGAACGGAAATTACCGCGACCGGTACAGCGACCTCGCCAAAGACAGCGAGGACACGATTGTCGACAATTTCCGCTACATCGCCGACGATTTTTACTACAGGCTGAAGGAAGCGTATGACTGGCGCAACGCCGACGAACAGGTTGATGAGGCAATCCTCGCCAACGAATACGATTTCACCGAAGACGGACAGCGAGGTTGACATGCCCAAACCCTACGTTACCATCTGCCACAACAGTTTCGCCCGCCAGTCCGTCATCCGCCGCGTTGTCAAGGTACAGCCCGGGCGGACCTGTGACCTCTGCGGGCAGGTTCACGTTTCGCCACGCGGAAATCGTCAGCACTGGCTTTTCCAGTACGGTGTCGAAACGGACGGCGGGCGCGTCTACTGGCAGCATCGGCTATTCTGCTCCATCGGCTATTCTGCTCCATCGGCTGCATGCGCGCCTATTACGGCTGACATTTCTTTTCTGCCACAAGGACAAACCATGAAAATCATACTGCCCTCACCCAAAGCCATGGAGGCCGAATTCGGTGAAAAGACTGGTTTGACCGCCAAGGATTTCCGACGCAAGCTGGCGGCACTCAAAATCATGTCCAAAATCCGCCCGCATAACTACGGCGCGGATGAGTGGAGCCTGTTGGACAAGGAATACCCGGCGACTGCAAGGTGGGTGGCGGGGTGCTATGGCACGCCAACATTCCATGCCATTGCTATGGAGGCATTTTCGGAAATGACCAAAGGTTTCGGGCATGAGCGTATCGACAGCTCAGAAACCAAGGCCAGGACCGACCTCTACTACGTCAACCACGGCGACCCGTATGTGGGCACCATCATGCGCTATGCCGACTCTGGCCGGTTTTTCATCGGCTGTTGGGGCGACAAGGTAAAATAGTAGCAATCCACGATCTCATTGCCTAATAGGCAAAGGACAAACCATGAAATCCACACACAAAGTCTATTGCAAACGCGTTGCCATCGACCGCTACGGCTACGACAAAAGCGGCCAATACTGGGGAACTGGCAAGCCGCTTTACCATGTGCAAGTTTTGGCTGTCGACAGCTTTCCGACTGCCGCACCCGCAGACTACGCCGAGTGGGCGAAAGGTGTACCCAGCAAGGCCGTAACGGAATGGCTTGGCAAGAAACAGGCGTGGAATAAGCCCTACAGCGAGTACCACAGGGCATGGAGCCGCGATGCGGCAATCATAATCGCCCGCCCGGCTATCGGTGTAGCCATGTTCAAGCTCTCACAGGCAAAAGTCCAGAGCAAGGCCCACCACCTGTTCTACGAAATCAAGGAAAATTAGTAGCAAACCACAATCTCATTGCATAATAGGCAAAGGACAAACCATGAGCACCATTATCAAGCAAACCGACACCGAACTCATCGTCGAACATATCCCGGGTAAACCCGTTCACCAAATCCGGCACCAGTCCGGTTTCTGGTTCGACGCCGAAACCCTGCCCGCTGTCGTAAGCTGGCTGGTCAGGCTCCACACCACCAAGGACCGGGTCATCATCGAATACGGTGACCAGAAGACAGGGCAGGCCTGGGGTCCGAATACTACTCCCAACGCCGGCACCATCGGCCGGTCAATGGGACCGATCAAAATCCCGCTCCTCATCCGGACAAGGCGGTCAATGGGCGGGGAAGGCCTGCTGGAGGCTTGCATCGTGCGCATCGTCACCAGTCGGGGAAAGCAGGTATTGTGGCAGCACCCCGAGTACAAGCCCCACACGGAGAAGTGACATGAAAAAAGTACGGTTTACTGTCGTGGAAAACAGGTGCTGTGGCAGCACTCCGAGTACAAGCTCCACACGGAGGCCTGACATGAAAAAAGTACGGGTTCCTGTCGTGGTGCGGTGTGAAGACATGGACCGGCTTGTGCTGGTATTTGCCAGTAAGGATAATCTGTTCTTTGCGGGTTCTGTGCCGTACAGGACATGTTTCACATTCAAAGAAGGGCACACCACCATCTCTCGTGAATATTACTGGCAGAAAACTACCGCGACTCCCAAAGACTCGGCGGAAAAGTTCGTTGCCTTGGTGCAGGCGTATTACGACACGCTGCCCAACGCCAACGATGTGCTTGTGCTACGCAAGCGCTGCCACTGGCACAAGTAAGGAGGCCATACATGCCCATGCATGAACTGAACTGCAATCGCTGTGCCACCACCGTACAGGTGATAGGCGATGACCGCCGGAAAGCAACAAATCGCGCAATATCAATCCTCGACTGGGCAATGCTCAGTCTGGAAAATGGCCAAAGGCTTCTGGTCTGCCCGAATTGTTACGTCAACCACATCGCGGAAGCTCTTAGGAGGTAATATGGCAAGCAAGAAATACGTCTGGACCTCATCATCCGGCGACATCGAATTGTCGTTAACCCGGAATGAGGTCATGCATGTCCCACCGACAGGCCCGGCCGATGAAGGGTTATTCAACCTCGCCCACATGCCGTCCATCACTGCCCAGACCTGGACCATAAGCGATGCATCGCTGTTCAACGCCTTGAAGGAATACGGCAGTTGGTCGGATGATGAGCTGTCGTGCCGGGTCGACAACATCATGTGCATTCTGTGGATCGCCTGCTGCGACCTGCACGAAACCATCCGCAGGTAGTTTCTTTTCTGCTCCACGATTTTAGTAGCAGATCAGTATCTCAGTGCCTGTATATGCAGGAAAGGACAAACCAATGAACAAGAAAAACATCAAGCGCATCCGCGAAATTTTCGACCGTGACAACGAAATCTGTTTCACGCTCGAATGGCGGAAGTCCAGCACTTGGGGGCAGACTTGCGCCCTCATGTTCAACGGTGAAAAGATCGACCTCGCCTCTGGCTGCGGCTATGCCAAGGACACGGCGATGATCGAAAGCATGCTCTACGCCTGTACTGGCCGGTACGTCAGCTTGGGCGCAAACAACCTGAACTATCTCCATGGCGAAGCCGCTGACTTCTACAAGGATTACGATCTCGTGTGCGTCTACGAGGGCCGCACCGAATCCTGCTATTCCTTCCGGCGGAAGGCGGAGGTGCGGACATGAAACCCACCCACAAAGTCTACTGCCGGCGTGTGCCGATCAACAGCGGGGGCTACGACAGCAAGGGAACCTACTGGGGAGTGGGGGAACCACTCTACCACGTACAGGTCTTGGCCATCGAATCCTGCCCCGTCACCCTGCCGAAAACCGGCATCGTGGAGCCCATGCTGCACCAGCCCGGAGGACAGGAATACTGGACGGCGAAAACCACCATCGAAAAGTGGAATGAGCCATTCAGCGAACACGTCCGGGCATGGGACCGCGACGAAGCCATTGTCATCCTGCGCCCCGGCATCGGCGTTGCCGTGCATCGGCTGCATGCCCACACCAAGGTAGTCAGCAAGCGCCATCTTATCGGCTTCGAATTCGGGCAGGAGGCAGCCGAATGACGAAACAGGATGCCGTGCGCCGGCTTCAATTCATCGCACAACTCCGTAAACTGGACAGTCGTGCTGCGATGTGCGGAAAAACTGCATACGATGCCGACTGCCTTCACAGGATCAACACCAGCCTCCGCACACTGGCCACTCATCAGGTCAATGGTAATGGTTGGATCGGTAACAAGCGTTGCCCGGGTGGCTGGTCGCACGCCGACACCCACAAGCACGACGAGCTGTGGAACAAAAAGATGGGGCAGGTCATGGCTATTTTCTCTGCCTACGGCGTGTGGGCAGTCACTGAGCAGACTGACCCGCGCGGGTATTCGATGTTTGAGGCCCGGCAAGTAGGCACCAGTTTGGTGCTCAAAATCGACTGGTAGGCAACACTATGCTCAAGTTAGCGCCCGCGCTCGCAAAGCGAACCCGCATGGTGCCGATCATCGGCAACAAATTCCTGCTGTATGTCGACGGCCGCGTCAAGGCCATCGGCACCAAGGAAGAAATGGAGTGGCTGGTCAAAACCATCGAGGGAGGTACCCATGATAAGGCATGAAATGCTGGTGCAAATTGCCAGTGAGCCTGAGAAGCAGTCTCTGCTACCATGCGATCGCATATACTGCGATTACTGTCCTATCGGGTTGCAAAATTGCGGGCATTTGGACCCCACCATAACACGCGACCAATGGGTTGTGCGTATGCGTGTGCTTGCTATGCGTCAGCTCATCGAAGACCAAGAAGAGCAGAAAGAACAGCAAGCCCAGGAAGCCCGCCGGCAGGCCATCGTCAACATGGCCAAGGCACAAGCCGAAATCGAGGGTAGTGTCGAGGTCGACGACGATGCCAAGGTGAGCGAGGGATACGACAACGGAGCCTACGTGCAAGCCTGGGTGTGGGTTGACTTCGCGGACACGGATCTTGACAAGGAAAAGGCATGCTTCCGCAATCACTACGTCTGTCCGTTTGACGGTGAGCAGTGGTACGATGTTGCCGATTGCATGTGCAACGACCGTTGCCCGCGCTGCGACGCAGAAATCGAACCCATCGAAAGCGAGGAGATCAAGTGAAAGATTTCGAGAAGGTGAAAGCCGCCACTCTGGCCCACTATGACCGCATGATCGCCTGGGCGGAAAAACAGCCGCAGGACAAGCGCCATTCTGGCTGTAGCATGCGCTGCGACATGCGAGACGAACTCGGCGAGAACTGGACAGGTACACACTGCCCCATGTGTTTGGCAAACCGTAACCGTAACGGTAACGGTAACGGTAACGGCGGTGTCATCTGTGATAATTGCCCCATCAAGCTTCGCACTGGTCAAGACGAGTGCATCGAAACTCCCTGGGAGGATTTCTGGGATACCAATACTTGGGGCGAGTGGCTAATCGTTGCCCGCAAGGAGCGCACCTTCCTCGCCTCGCTTGAAGACAAATAGTAGCAAACCACAACCTCATTGCCTAATTGGCGTGAGGTATTGCCTTACACACAGGAGCGCAGCGAACTGCGTAAAGGACAAACCATGAAACCCACTGAAAACACCGTCAAGCTCGCACGTGCCATTATCGACTACCACCCCGGTGTGGTCGTCAAGTACCACAGCCCCACCAACAGCCGGGGTTCGCGGGTCAGTTTGGAAATGCCGGATCGCTACGTCAAGCGCAAGTACATCGGCTACCGCCATGAACTCAGCAACACTTGGGAGATGGCCCAGCAGGCCCTGGAAAAAGCGGGCTTCGAGGTCATCGCCAGAACCGACACCAAGGACTGCCACATCTTGCTGGTGAGTTGGCCCGGTGACGAGCTTCCCGATCTGTGGGCGAGGATAGGCAAATGACGGTCACCATCATCGGCACCGTCATGGACTACAACACCACGGCAGGTCTCATCGTCCTGGAAGTCAACCAGCCCGGTACAACTGCCCAGCGCGTCCGCTTGAGCGTGCGCCCCCTGATGGCACGTGACCCCGAGCGCTACGCCGCAATTCTTTCTTCTGTTTCCCTGGGTTCGCGCATCCGCGTGGACATCGACATCGAAAGCCGGTTCTTGATGCCGGCAGATCACGTGGAGGTACTGGTATGATCGAACACGACATCGAAATGCGGCCCTACAAGGGCAAGCAGTATGCTGTCTATGTGGATGGCGTGATTTTGGTCATCGGCCGGCTGGCCCGCATCGTGTGCATCACCAAGAAGCTGCGCGGCAAACAGGAGAAGTGATCATGGGACAGGTTACCAAAGGCACCGATGGTGTGATGATCATTACCGTTTCTGGTCTGTACAGCGTTTCCACTCGCTGCGATGAGATGCCCGTCCTCAAATCCAAGAAGGACAAGAAGACCGGCATGACCCGCGAGCAACGCCTCGCCAAGGTGGAAGCCGAACGCGCTGCCAAGGCCGAACAAGATCGGCTGCGCCGTGAGCAGTTCGCCCAGGAGCGCGAGAAGGCCGCTCGACAGGCGCAGGTCGATGCTGACGAGGAAATGTTCGAACGCCAGCGCCAGGAATGGGCAGAAGGCCGCTCGCCGTCACAACTCAAGCGCAAAAAGTGGAGCAAGGGCCACCAGAAAGCGGTCAAGCCCTGCAAACCGGGCAAGGTCGATGTCCGGAAAGAAACCCTTCGTCGGATCGACGAAGCTGCCCGCATGCCGGCCTGCCGTTCGATGACGTGGCCCGGAAGTTCAAGGACAAAATGAACCCGCTGCAGTACCAGCGTGCCCAGGCCAAACCGACTGCCGGCAATATCGCCGAGGCGGAAAAGGTTGTCGAAAAACTCGGCATTGCCAAATCTCTTGCCCGGCGCTATGCCAAGGTCGAAGAACTTGTCACCATCTGGCGGCCGTCACCGAAGACCGAGAAGCCAGCCGATGGTGTGTTCGGCCACTTAAAGGCCAAAGGCGACAACAAGCCCAGCGAGCTGCAATTGCCGATCACCACCATGACCTGGGAAAAGTTTTCCCGCACCGTGTTGCCGAATGCCAAAAGCATCGAACTGCGTATCCCGAGTGACCGCGACAACTTCGCTGCCATCATCACCGCAGTGCATCCGGATGCACCACCCATTCTGCAGTGGGACCGTGAGGAACAGCGCAACCCCTGCAGCAGCTATGTATACAACAACGGAAGTCATGCCTCGCACTGGGGACTGGTCGCTGGCACCTACAAGAAGATCATTGCGATCTGTAACTTCCCACACAATTGGTATGGCAAATCGCCAAACTACCCTGATGGTGTGGTTATGGTAGTGGAAGGTGCCAGAGATTTGACCTGCACTGGCATGGCGCTCTTCCCAGAAATGCTGAAGTCCGAGCTGCACGGCATCAGGGCAACCATCGAAGCCTACTCCAACGCCGGAAAGATCGAGGGTGCCGAGGAAGCCACTGCCTGCGGTCTTGGCCTCAGTGCCAAGTCACAGCTCGGCTATGTCGTACGTGTCATCGCCGACACTGGCACACAGGAATACAAGCTGGATCGCTGGGACTGACAGTGGATAGGAGAAACCATGAAAATCGACGCTAAGGACCGCGGACAACTACTCCGCATGGCCGGCAACATCGCCGGTGGTTTTGTGCAGGACCGTGACCCCAACCTCATACCGCCGTCCGATCTTGTAATCATAGGCACAGTGTCTGCGCAGATCGCCATCGAAACTCTGCTGGCAGTCGACAGCCTTGTCGAGGATTTCAACAACAGCCAGCCCAAGGAAAACACTACTGGCTACGTCAGCGAGCGCGACCCATTGCGTCCGACCAGCACAATATAAGGAGAACTCCATGATGGAATTCGAAGCCACGCCACCTCTCTGGCCTTCCCGGGTGAAACTGGAGGTCAGCTACACCGTCGACAGCGAAGGGTACGTGTACCTGCAGTCCGTCGAACAGATGTCAAACGGCAAGAGCGTCATCCTCGACCTCACCGAGGAGCAGCGCGAGGCCATCAAAGAAGCTGCGTTTGAGGATCACCTGGAAAAGCTCAATCGCAAGGGAGCGTGCGATGAAGCTTACTAAAACCATTCGCCAGGAAATCTTGTTCGCCGCAGCCAACTACCTCTTTGCGGCCAAGATCTCGGAGGCCCTGGATACTGTCTCGCTTGCAGTTGCCGACGAAAAGGTGCTGTTGGGTGACAAGCTTGCAGCAGAAATTCCCCGTGGCTGGGAAAAGTACATCAGTATCCACTCCAGCGTCAGTGTCCACATGCACCTCAAGGAATTCCTGTGGGGCGATGACGACCCCTACGCGCACCGGCAGTTTTACAAGTCAACGTCCTGGGAAATCAAACTGCCAGTGCAGTTTGCTGGTAGCTACAACGAACGCAACTTCGGCGACCACCATATCCCATGGGCACACCCCACACCCCACACCCCACAGTCGACACCGTACGCAGTCTTTTTTCTGCTCGCCGGGACTTCATGAATGCCTGCGAACAGGTGTTGTATTCCTGCAGCACTGACAAGCAGCTCCTGGAGACTGCGCCGGAATTGGCAAAGTATCTGCCGGAGCCGAGGCAGAAAGAAAACACGGCCATCGTTGCCGTGGAAACCCTGGTTTACTACTGGAAAAGGTTGCGCACAAGCATGCGTAAGTTGTTCAAATAGCACTTGCGCATTAAGCAATATCATGTTATATTTTAACCATTCGCGTAGCGAGTGGAAATCAATTACAAGGAGCATAACATGCCCAAGAATCAGAAACCCGATGTCGGAACCGAAGCCACCTTCCGGAACCGCGGCGAAGAATTCGCCACCAAGAAGGAAGCCGACAACTACGGCATCATCTACGCCCAGGTCGAAGCCTTCAACGGCGACGAGGACTTCATTGCCAGCGCCATGGCCGCCTACCGCGAGGGCTGCTTCAGCCTGCCCAAGAAGGCCAAGGCCACCGAAGAAGACGACGAGTAATCGTCCGACCGTCTACCTCCCCAAGAGCCCGCCCTTACCGGCGGGCTTCTTTATTTTGTTAGCAGTTGGGCATCTCATTGCCTATTAGTCGGAGGTTAAGATGCCACAAAAGAAAGCACACCAATACGTCACCAAAGACTACCTGATGCGACGCGCAAACTACGCTCGCAGCGCCGGGTTTCCGGTACCAAAGTTCATCGAGTTCTCCGTGTGGGCGCTCGAAGCCGGTTTCCGTGTATTCCTGCACGAGTCGCACAGCACGGTTTCCAAGTATGTCTACGTCGAAAACGGCAGTCGCCGCAATCAGTTCAAGGTGCGGTTCTCCAACCACAAGCCGAACCGTGAAAAAGAAGTGCTTGGTGACTGCGACTTCTTCGTGGGCATTGCGCACCACAGAACCACCACAACCGAAATGGCCAAAGAGGCCGTCATGAAATGGGCACAAGCCCAAGCAAAGGAGCACGCATGACTAAGAAACAAAAGGCTCGTGTCGTAGAAATTGCCGAGTCGCTTTATCAGTCTGCTGCGTCGTACTACAGCTCTGACTACGCAGGCGGGCCGGATGACACATACGATAAAGCTTGCCCGGAAGACAAGCAGCAGCTCGATGAGCTGATCGAATTAGTGAACGGCACACGAAAGGAGCACGCATGATCGACACCACCAAGACCGTTAACCCCGACAATTTTTGCAAGCCCTGGTGCTTCCGCCCCGGGGAGATCACAAGTAAGGACAAGGCAGCCATACGGGGCTTGACCGAAGTTCAGCCTCTGCTGGTCCAGTTCTTTCTCACCGGCGAGATGTCGGTGGAAAGGCTGGGCGACATCGGTGCCCGCGCCCTGCTGGCGGCCAACGACACCGTGGATGAGCCACTGTTCGTGTTGACCTACGCCAACACCATTCGTATGCAGCGGTTCGATGCCTCGGCGATCTGGCCGCTGATTAACCAGCCGGCCCTGCACTCGGCCGTGGGGCGCGAGTCTGCGTATCTCGGGTGTGCTAATCACCGCTTGGTTGGCTTTGACTTCTACTATAGCTTGCTCTTCAATATCGGCTTCATGGACCGCATCTGCATGGCTGCGGGCTGGCGTGCCACGTACTACAACGCCTTGACCCTGTTCCGGAAGTCCGGATACCTTGGCATCTCCGTGACAGAGTTTTTTTCTGCCCATGACCGCGACCAGGATAAGTACATGGGGTTCCACAGAATGGAACCGTACATGTCTGCCGAGCGTGATCGTGTCTGGTCCCAGAAAGCTGTGGGCCTGACCAACGGTGAGATGAACTTCCTGTCAAGTATAAAATAATACTTGACAATTAGCGTCTATCAAGTTTAGGATGGTAGGTATGGCAGAAGAAAAACTGGTCCTTGCACCCGGGGTGGTGTTCGATGAAGCAAAGCACGAATACCACCTACGTGGCAAGCAGCTGTCCGGTGTGACGGGCGTGATTGGCAAGCATCTGGGCACCAAGTTTCCCGAGGAATTCGTCGGGGAAGCCCGCGGCGAGGGCCTGCACATCCACAACGCCATCGAGAAATGGATCGAGTGCCGGGGCCGCCGGCTGGAGTCCGTACACCCGAGCGCGGTGTGGCTTACCGATACCATCCTGAGCTACGCCACCGAAAAGCCCGTGACCCTGCATGCCGAAACACTGGTCAGTGATTTGGAAGAGTACGCTTCGGCTGTGGACATTATCATCGAGTACCCTGGCAAGAGGCTGGACCTCTTCGACATGAAGCGGTCCTTCAAACGCCCCGCAGTGAGCTGGCAGCTATCCATCTACAAGTTTTTCATCGAAGAGTTCACGCCCTATACCGTCCACAAGATGTGGTGCGCGTCTTTCCGTGACAAAGAGTACTACCCGGTGTTTGCCAAGAGCCACGAAATGGTGCGCGAACTTCTCTACAAGAAATAGTAGCAAACCGCAGGTCTATTGCTTATTAGGCGAGGAGCGTTTCATGAGTGAATATAACGGCGAAGAGGTCAGCCCGCAAGAATGGTGTGCCGCAGAGGATGAAGACTACGAACGGCGCACGGATGATGAAATAGACGCGGAGTACCAGAGCCAACAGTTTTTCGAGGAGGATAGTATGCCTGAACCCAAGATCAAAGAAGTGCATTTCGAGCGCTTGTTCAACCTCGGTAATTACGAAACAGTCCGTATCGGATTGACCGCCACCATCGGCACCGGCGATGATGTCGATGACATCGTGCGCCAGCTCGATGAGCGCACCGTCAAGCTGCGCAACGGCGAGGCCAAAGCGAGGGGCAAATGACACCGATTCAGGAAGCGCAGCAGCGTGCGCACAAGATGCTTACTGCGCATTATGCGCATCCGGAAGAATATCGAGTCGTGAAAAACGGTGGCGGCATGTACCAGATAGAACATCTGGTACCAAAGAAGCGCATGTCGAAGAAAGACCGCCGGCGCCTGAAAGCCCAGCGGATGGCTGACACCGAAAAGTGGCTTACCGGCGTGAAAGAGTACGAAGGGCTGCAAGCTACAATAACTGACGGCATGAAAGCTATGTCTGAACATCTGATCCCGACAGACGCTGGCGCGATGATAAACATTGAAGAAGTTGAGCCGCGCGTCATGGCACTTGAAGCCATGAAAAAAGAAGGAGAATCCCATGGCGAAACCCAAGAACGCTGAAGATGCCGTGATTGTCGACGACATTCCGGCAGCCGCGATGCCCGAGCTGGCCATCGTCCCCGTCAAGACCTATGAAGTTGATGGCAACTTCAAGGCCGTCGAAGACTACCTGAAAGGCGTCTGCGCCAAGTACAAGGATCTGGCGTTCACGCCCGAAACTATTGACAAGGCCAAGATCATCAAGGCCGAATTGGTGTCGCTCCGCACGTCGCTGACCAAAATCCAGACCGATGTGAAGAAGCAACGCTTCAATGACCCCAAGCGCATTTTCGACGCCAAGATGGACGGCCTGCTGGCCATCACCGGCGAGGTCGAAGCCGAAATCGACAAGGCCCTGAAGGCCGAAGACCAGAAGCGCATCGACGAGTTGACCGAGGCTTTTGAAGCCTACAAGGAACACTTCGTCACCGTGTACTCCCTGGAGCCCGAGTATGCCGACGCCATTGTCTTCCGCCAGCAGTACTACAACAAGACCGCCAGCGAGAAGGATTCCAAGGACGACATCGAGCTGCAGTGCAAGACCCTGGCCGCCGAGCAGAAAGCCTACAACGGCAGCGTCAAACTGATCCGCAAGGCTTTGGCCGACACGCCGGAGATCAACGTTGATGAGCAGATTGCCAAGCTGAAGCGCGGCGAGGACGTGGCGTCGATTCTCGAATGGATCGAGAACGAGATCGAGCGCTTGGCCCAGGTTGCCGCAGCCAAGGTCGACGTTGCGCCGCATACCAGCGATGACGAAGACCAGGAACCCGAGGAGCAGGAAGAAGACTCGGACGCCGAAGATCAGGAATCCGTCGAGGAGCAGGTCACCGGGATCGCCCGCAAGCTTGACTTGAAGACCGACTTCCCCGGCAAGACCAAGAGTCTGGTGATCCAGATCACCTACCCCATCGATGCCGGCGACGCCTTGACCAAGCTCTTTAAAGAGCTGAAGAACTTCGGCATAACCACCCGTGTGGTCAAGCCCGAAGAGCTGGTCGGAGGGAAGCTGAAATGACAGTCCTCGGTGCCTTGTTGGGTGTCGCCCTGACGGTCGGCATCTTTGTGAACGTCATCGGCTTCCCCGGGCTGTTCTGGCCGTTCTTTATTTTCTGCTCCATCGTCACGTTGCCGTTTGCGCTGATCTCCGCCGGTCGGGATAGCGCTCGTCGGCGTGAAGAGCGCCGAGCTGACCAGCGGCATGCCCAGGAACTGGAGCTGCTCAGAGCAGCCATCGCGGAAGGCAAGAATGCACCGGAAACCCACACGCACATTGATGCACGGTCGGTGCATATTCATACCACAGAAGAAAAAGCCCAGAAGAGGCTTTTCGATAAGCCATAGGAGGATCAAATGGCCATTCCCAGCAAACCGGCAGCAGTGCCTGCCAAGAAGCCCGCAGCAGCAGTGCCCGCCAAGTCCAGCGAACTGGACGAACTGAACGAACTCGCAGCCGTCGTCAAGACCGGCGAAGAGATCATGCGGAACGAGACCGGCGGTCAGAACTCGTTCATCAAACTCATCCAGGACCCCCAGGCCAAAGAATTGGCTGAAGGCAAGCCCGAGTACATCAAGGGTGCGAAGTACAAGCATTTCGTTATCGGCAACAAGAAGCTCAACCTGGGGCTGAAGTTCGATGCCACTGTCGTGGGCATGTTCAAGCTCTACGAGGAAACCGAGGTCAAGAAGGAAAACGCCAAGGAGCTGCCGAAGATTTTCGGCTACTGGATGCCCGAAGACGCCGACAATATCCCTGTTGATGGGATCTTTGACCGGCCTTTTATTGCCAAAGATGGCACCCAGCATGTGCTGCGCCCCGTGCATTGGGTGGCGCTCTACATCCACCGGTTCCCTGAGATCACCGACGCCGTGCTGTCTTTCCGCTCCACCGGCAACAGCGTGTACACCCAGCTCGCCAAGCTCATCAAGAACAACAGCGAAATGGCCAGCCAGCTCCGCCTGACCGTGTCCTCGCAGGCCATCGAAAACAAGACCTGGGACAAGACCAACCTGTACCCGGCCTTCGAGATCGCTGGCCGGAATTTCGACTACGTCGACGGCAAGATCAAGCTCATCAAGGAAGAGGCTGGCGGCCTGGATGTCGCTACCATCAAGGATCTGCTGGGCCGCAGCGCCGAGCTTGCCAAGGAATACCAGGAGAACAAGATGGTCGCCCGCAAACGCGACATCGCTGGCCTCCTGGGTGCTCCGGCTGCCAATGGTGCCAAGGCCATTGGCGCCCCCGGCAAGGCGCAGCCCGCGTCATACCGCGAAGACGATGACGACAACTCGGGCGGAACCAGGTTCTGATCAGATCAGACGTGGCACCCCAGTCAATGGGGTGCCTTATTTTGTTTAGAGCGAGGAACCAAAATGGCTTACTATAAAGTGAAAATCGACGGCAAAATGTACGTTAACCAGCACCTATGCCGTGTCGCGCACCGCATCGGCGACATCGGTGTGTCGAAGGCCGTCGCCAAGGGCGAGCTTACCCAGAAACAAGTATTCGACAATGTCGTGTACTTGCTGACCGAGGAGAACAAGCATCTCTACAGCGACATACAGTCTGTGCAACTCCAGGACATTGACGACACCATTGCCCGTTTCGTCAAGCTCAGCGAAGAGGAAGTTGAAGGCGCCAAAACGCTGTTCAACGTGGCCTCGAATGTCGAAACTCTTGCGTACAAGGGCTTCCGGTTTGTCCGCTTGGGTGACATTACTGACGCTTACAAGTACCGTGCGCAGGAACGCATGGCAGTGCTGCATATCTGCGGCTCAATTTACGTTGCGCTCGACGCCAAGGTCGATACCGAAAAGTCACCAGTAGTCGTAACCATCAAGTAAGGCGGTGCTCTCTATGAGCGGTCCAACAATTGTAGAAGTATTCCGGTCGATATTCACCGGATACACTGAGAGCTATGTAAAACATACACCGCCGTTCACCACTGATGACGAAGGCAAAACCAAGGCCAAGTTCGTTGGTTTGGCACAGTACAAGAGCAACAGCAAGTACCATCCTGCACCGCCCGAAGGCGTTGAAGAGGATGCGTATGTGCCGTTGGCTGAGGAGCAGTACCGAGCGCATTTGAACGGTGATGAAGGGCTTGCCATTTCGCCGCTCACCGACATCACTGTGAACGGTGAAACTCGGCGAAATGTGTGTTTCTTTTCGGTCATCGACATCGATGTGTACGGTGTTGACTTCACCGACCTTGTGCGCAGGTTGTATGCCTTCGGCTACAAGTTCGCGGCCTTCATCTCGAAATCAGGTGGCTTGCACCTGTACTTCATCTACCAGAAGGCAGAAGAAGCAAGCCGTGCGGTTGCGGAGATGAAACGCATTGTCGAGATCATCGGTCTTGACAAGATGTACGCCAACAACGGCAAGTCCAGGGTCGAGGTGTTCCCCATGCACGAAACCCGGCAGCCCGGTGTACATGACAAGTGCTTGTTCCTGCCGTTCTTCAACGCAGCCAACCAGTGCAGGCAGAAGCTGCTGACCGGAGACGGGACACTGGTGGGTATTGCCAAGGCACTGCCGATCATCGAAAGCATGTATACGTCGGTCTCGGCCGTAGCCAAGATCACCGACGCCCTGCCTTACGCGAGGCT